CCTTTTGCAATGTCTACTTCCTCGCCGTACCTGCCGGTACTGCTGTTATATTTCGTCTTGACGTGCACGTAGTCCAGGCCGTCTGGCATTTTGATATCGTAGGTCTTCCACCTTTTTCCAGTTTCTTCGTAGTGGTTCCACACCAGCCGGGGCTCCGACTTTACCGCCACGGCGGCAGCGATCTTGTCATTGAGCGTTTTGGCGCTGAGGGTGCCGTCCGGGGCGATGTCCAGATAGTCGCCCACTTTCACGCCGCCCAGCTGGTCTGCTGTGGCGGCAGGCAGAGTATACGGCGTGCCAAACTTTGCGTCGGCCTGAGCTTTGGTATAGTAGTCGGAAAGATCGGCTTTTTGAATGCTGTCTTTCCACGATTTTGTATCATTGTCCCACGTCCAAATAGTGTCTGTGGTACCAACGACCGCCCACCAGCCGTTTTCGCCTACAGGAACAGCGGCTTTCAGAGCTTCCGGCGTGGCGTACCACCCCTGTGCACCGATGGTGATGGTGCGGACCTGCTCAAAGTATTCTTTTGTGCCCTGCAAATAAGTAGCAGACTGAGATTCCGAACTCTTTGAATTGATTTCGCTTGTCTTGGCAGCAGCAGCAGACAAAGTTGCATTTTCAGAGTCTGCTTTTACAATTGCAGAAACATCTTTTGCGGCATTTTTTGCAGCCTGTTCTGCTTTTGCACGTTCTTCCGCAGCGGAATTTGCCGCAGAAACGGCTTCCTCTTTTGCGTTGATGGCACCTGCAACTGTGCTCAACTCATTTAAAGTGGATGCGTTGATTGGTGTGCCGTCCTTTATGGGTTCGTCGTTTCGGACGAGCGTTACAACTTCAGACGACCCATCCTCACGGACTAACGTCCACCTTCCAGGATATTTTGATATGCGGTCTTCAAAAACCATATTGTCCCTCCCCAGCCATGTATTCGCCAGAAAAAGTAACGTAAGTTTTGGCGATTGATTCTATGTCTGACAAAATGCTTTCAAGTTGGTTCATTGTCTCGAATCCGAGCCTATCCATAGACGTAGGTGTCGGCGCAGTTTTGGCGTCTCCTGAGTTTTTAGAACGAATAGATTCGATATTCGACAGCCACCTAGTAGCATCTGACGTGGTAAGATACCCGTTTATGTTCCAGTCCGTCTTGACATCTACGGCCGCACCAAGAAGTGAAGCAAGCTCGGATATGCCGGTTTCTATTCTCGAAAAATCCCTGTAGTCAAGAGCCCCTTTCATACCGGAAAGCCACTCTGCTTTTTCCTCATCCGTCCAGGTCCCGTTCACGGCTTTGCCGTAAATGAACTTTAGGCGGTCAACATCGTCTTGGCTTCTGTCTGTAATCCAAATCGCCATAGTCCCTCCTTAAAGCAAAATCTTTTTGCCGTTGCCGACTTTAGTCGTGGACGGAAGCGTGAAAGCAGGGCTGAACTTGTTAGAGCTCCAAGCATTGTACTGCTCTGTGAGGAAAAAAATCCTACCTGCACTAGACGTTCCAAGACTGTAAGTCCCAACGAGTTGGCCCACGATATGGTTTCCATCAAAATCTCGCCATGCAGGGGAACGTGACCATCTGCGGATAAGACGATTGGCGGAATCATCATAAGACTGAACAAAAACATTTCGGGTTTGCTTTGGTAGTACAGAACCTTCTTTTTTGAAAAATGGGTTACTGCCATTTACATAAACATCTGCGTTTTTGTCTTCCGGGTCAAACATCTCATAAATAGACGGGAGAAAAACACTGCGAGAAAGCGTTCTGATTTCCGTAGTGCTACCACCTACCGTGTAATAGAAAGAAGTAAGCCCCATTGCGGACTTGACGGTATCGCTAAATCTGTTTGCGTAATCTTCCTTCAACAGCCTGTCGATGGAGCTTCCGTCGTATGTATTGACGTGTGTCTGGTTCCACACTGTTTCAGGAAGAGGTTCTTTCCTGATGAGAAGTGTTCTCCCTGGACCATTTAAGCCAGGCTCATACCCATGTTTTGCAACAACAAACTCTACATCCGCACCACTTTCTTGAATGTAAACAGACGATCCTTCCGGCATATCCGACAAAGACGGAGCCTGACTGATAACGTTACACTTTGCAGATACGGAAGATACGAAGGCTGTGACTACGGCATCTCCACTGGAAACAAAAGAAATGTCGCAAGCAGAAACGCCGCCTTTATTGGAAACCACGGAAATGGAAACAACGCCGGGAGGAGATGCTTCCCATCCGATTGCTGGGGAATCCTCTGAGGAAGGGACAAGCGTTGCGGTTAAACGAACAGTCTCTCCAGGAGCCACAAAAACGGAGCCCTTGTCAAGTCTAAGGGCACTTGCGCTTTCCACCATATATCCTTCCATCGTCCCTTTAAAACAGCCATTAAAGGTATACTTGGCATCCGTAACGAGAACGTTCGATGCATATCCAAACTGATGGTTTACTCTAACAAAAGACAACGCATCAATATGGGGGCTTGCACGAAATTCCAGGTTTACCTTTCTTCTGTTAGAAAGAAGCGCATATGTTTCGGTCAATGCATTTTTTGCACTGGAAGATACAGATTTCGATACAAGCGGATTATTGATGCTTTGGGTCGCTCCGTTCCCACTAGCTCCGGCTGGATAAAAAACGGATTCGCCGCCAACCTTGCACGATACGTTTTTTATTTTTGTCGAAAACGTTATTTCTGGGTATTTAAAGCTATTCAAGAGCGATATTTCCTCAATACCAGACCTCGTGACTGGAACAAGAGGGACACGTTCAATGTGAATGACCCCATCTCTGGATTGGTAAAGAGCCATCCCGGCTGCGTTTGCGGCAAGCTGAAGGACGTCTGCGTTTTTGTAGGAAGAAGTATCAGAGGAAATGTCGTAAGAATAGTTTTTCAATTCTTCCGAAATTTCGTAAGATATCCCGGAAACATCCAGAAGTTCCAATGCATCAAAACACATCTGATACAGCGTTCCGCTCGTGTGCCCGGTATAGATGGAATCTTGGAGGAAAGACAGAGCGTCCCTGGCGTCAAACGACGCCGTTATGCCATTTGCCGGAATTGTCCATCCAGAAAGAAAGAACTTTCCTCCATCAATCCATTCGATTGTATCGCCCATGTCCATGCCGTACTGAACTGAAATCTCCTGACGTTCATAAAGATACCGATAAAGTCCACCTGGATTTACCGGGTTCCAGCGTTGCTCGGAGTTGTCAACAGAAAACGAAACGGAATCTTTGGAAAGCTGCCCAGAAATTGGGTCGCGTTTTGATTCGTGCGTATAAGAAAGCAAATCCGCTTTGTTGAATTGGACACGCAGACCAAATTCAACTTGCTCCACTCTGGCTCTGCGGCCCTGGATGCACCACTCTAAAATTTCCAGACTGATTGAATCATATCCGGAAATCTCAAAATCTACAGAGGATTCAACAGACTGGTTGTCGTCAACTTGTTTTGTTGCGACAAGCTCGCTACCGTTATAGACCGTCAATTTAAAAGATTTTGCATATTCATTTAAAGCAGACGACCACACGATTATAATTCCGGGGATTCTTTCAGTGTGTGTTTTGCTGAAAGAGAAAGTGATAATCGGATGGTTTGTGTCAGAAACACAATCCATGCTTAAATACCCAGCGTTCTCGTAGGGCTCTGAACCTGGGACCAAAAGTTTGCTCCCGTCAAGGACCCACAAATTAGGTTCTCCGGTGGCATAATTGGCCAAAGAAGCAGAATCCAGGTCTGTGACAGACAACGTGTTGCTGAATAAAGCCTGGTTGGAAGAGCTGGCAATAGCGTCTGCTTGTGCCTTATCGTCAGAGACGTGGTAAGTGATGCCAACAAACATCTCCGGAACAAGTGTCTTGTCGTATTGTTCAAGCCACTTGTCGGAAGGCAGAAAGCCCATGAATAATCACCTCTCTTAAACTTCAACAAGGCTAAGAGCCGTTCCGACCCATCCCATAACGTTTCCGTTGGACGGGGAACGCCTCCACATCCCAGCGGTTCTATCGGAAACGTACATTTGCCTTGTCGTGTAGCTTGCAGTTGCTTGGTTATAAAACCGAACAGTGCAGTAAAAGTTTGTGGTGAACGGCCCGATGACGTCCGCCCACTGTCTTGCGGTAAGATAATTCCATTTTAGGGAAATCTTCGCAACATCGTGCCGCACCACAGACCCAACGACTTTGCCTTGTACGTTTCGTCCAGAATCGACTATAGTGCTTGTTGTAGCGTCGTAGGAGGAAGGCTCAGGCAGCTCTCTGCCATTTACTGTGACGAGAGATTGCATAAAACGTAAACCTCCTTAGTAGCTGTAAACTTCGTCTCCCATAATCTGAAACCCACGCTCAGACTGCCGTTTCTCAACGGACGCAGTGATTTGCTTACCATCAAGGTAAATCTTGAGCTCTTTCCCTCCGGTAAGATCGTCTCCGTACCGCTGGAAAATGTCAAGGAATGCGTTATAGCAACCATCGTGGACTGCGCTGCGGAGCTCTGCGGAGCTTGCTCCGCTATTGGAAGAACTTGGATAATAGCTCCCAACAGATGTGCTAGAGCCGTTAGCAGAATCATAATCGCTCGTGCCAGGGTAGCTCGAGTAGTTATTGTCTACGGATGGGCTGGAGCTTGTTCCGTACTTTCCAACAAGCGTTCCGACAATTCCTGCGATGGCGGCTGCAATTGCAACGCCGCCAGCAATCATGATGACGCCGGTTGGAATGCCAAGAGAGGTCAAAACGCTGCCGATCGTCTGCAAGATGCCCATAAAAGCAGCTCCAATTTGACCGATAAGCCCGGCAATGCCAGCGATGATAGATGGGAACTGGCTCAAAACGCCAGAAGAAAGGCCAATACTGATTGCCCTGCCGGATGCTGAGATCGGCCCGATCAAAGTGGAAAAAGACGTTGCAATCTTGCTACCGAGACCGACGACCTGCGTGGAGATTTCGCCAAACTTGGATGTGATTCCATCCAAAATGTTCTTTCCGACAAGTTTTGCAGAAGAAAATACTTTGGAACCAACGGTCTTAAGAGCACTGGTGAGATTGGAAACCAAGTCGGAAGCGTAAGACTTGACCTGTTTTCGGTTTTCTTCCCCCATTGCCTTCCAGATGATAGCTGCTGTGTTTTCGGCGACGGTTTGGATATCGCCTTTCTTGACCGCATCAATCATGCCCTTAATCGTGCCAATGAAGTCGCTCTTAAGACCGTTGTCGATTTCATTCCACTTTGCGTCAAACGTATTGACCATGTTATCAACAAAGCCATTTGCAACGTCTGCGCCATAGTCAATCATCTCGTTGCCCTTCTGCTGAACAACGTTTGCCAAATTGGTCATAGCTTGTTCAACATAGGGAGACGCAGCATTGATGCCGTTTGCAAGACCTTGAACGATGTAACCGCCAATCTCCGCAAATACAGTAGAAGGGGAGTGGATGCCGAGCACATTCTTGACCTTATCAATGACTGCATTGCCAACATTTGCAACAGCGTTTTTGGCCGTTTCAATCATGTTGTTCACGCCATCAATAAGACCCTGAATCAGATTTTTGCCAATATCAAAAAGACTAAAATTGTCGAATGCACTCTTGATTGCAGAAAGAATCTTCTTTGCGGTTTCAGCTACGCTAGAGATAGCATCGGTAATGCCTTTCTTTAATCCAGCGATAATATAGCCGCCTTGTTCGGCCATTACGGTAGATGGGGAATTGATTCCAAAGGCAGACTTAAAGCCATTGATGAATGGATTGAACACATTTTCGACAATCCAAGAAGCAACATTCGTGATTGCGTCTTGAATGCCATAATAAATACCGTAGACAATATTCAGGCCAACATTATTGAACGGCCCCTCTGCCACTTTCTTTTCAAAATAATCGGCAATTCGAGAAACTAGACCGCCCATGAAGTCGAGTGCTTCAATGAATGCTTCGCCAAAGAAACGACCGATGGCTTGAGCTAGACCGGCCCAATCTACAGAAGTAACGGCTCTAATAGCAAAGTCAACGAGGTCTTGACCGAGCTGGTAAGAGTCTGTGCCAGCCAAGAAATCAGAAACAGCGTTAATGCTATCAGTAATAAAGTTGAAAAAAACTCTTGCAAGCTTTTCAATCTCAACATTTTGAAGAGCATCAGAAAGCTTATCAGTTAGTTGCTTCCCAACACCAGTCCAATCTACTGTTGCTATCCAATCTGAAAGTTCGTGAAAAAATCCAGAAAAGCCATCAATAAAGGCGTTAAGCACAGATGTCCAGTCAAGCTGAGACAGGAAACCACCAAGAAGCTCAAACTCGATGATGAATCTGTCCGCAAGTAATCGGCCAAACAAATCCCAGTCTACAGAATCCACGAGCCCGTTAACGCCATCTGCAAAAAACGCTCCAAGCGAGGCCCAATCAATAGAATGGATGGCATTATAAATCATGCCCATAAGTTTATTTAGCTGTTCGCCGATTTGGGTTCCGATTTGGAAAGAATCGAGAGATTTTAATTTTGCCTTAATCTCGTCAACAGCGCTTCCAGCATAATCTTTGAACATATCATACTGGGAGAGGTCAACGTCGCCGAGCAGATTGCCAGCAGCACCGCCACTGCCAAAGCCAGAAGAGCCGGAATTTTGCGAAGGGTCGATAATGTTTAATTCATCAAAGCCCATCGTATAATCTTTGGCCGCTTTCGCCGCCGCTTTCGTAGCATCAGCAGTGTCATCCATAGCGCTGGTTACACCGCCAATATCTTTCTGTGTCTTGCTAAAATCGGTAAATTCAATTTTCTGCCCGAACACAGATGCAAGAGAGACCACAAATTCTTTGATAAGGTCAACTGCTGCAATCAGAACGGGGAGAATCGCCTTAAATGCGGGATAAAGAAGCTGGCCTACAGCCTTTGCAAGCTGCGAAATTTCAGACTTCAAAATGCGTACCATATTGGCGGGGCTACTAATGGTCTGCGCGAGGTTGCCTTGAATGTTGGTAGTCTGCTTCATAATGGCGATGTAGCGAAGAACTGCCTTATCTGCCTGAGACAGACTAGAAACCTGTTTATTAAAGCCCAAAGCAAGAAGTTCCTGCTGCAACCGTGCCTGAGACAAGTCAACGCCCAAGCGGCGAATAGGCTCAAGTTCTCCAGAGATAGCAGAAGCAATTGCGGTAAAGGTAGTAGCGGTATCTTTATTCCAATAGGACGATTCGTCATAGGCAAGTTGGGTCAGGTTCTTGGATAAGATATACGCTTTATCGCTTGCCAGGCCGAACGAAGTTGCAAGGCTTTGGATCGTAGCAATGTTTGTCATTGCTTCTGTCGGGTCGATGCCAAGCAGAGATTCCATCTTATTGATAAGCTCTGTTGCTTGACCGCTTAACTCGCCCATTGCGTTATTGAACAAGTCTGTTGCTTCATAAAAGTCATTGAACTTAGTAACGGCATTGGCAAGATAAGTGGCAATAGCTTTCAGAGAAACTAGCTGTGCTGCACGTTTCTTGATGGCTTCCAACTGGCTTGCCAAGCTTGAAAGGCTAGTACTTGCTTTCTGGTTTGCCGAAGAAAAGCGGGTTGTAGAATTGACAGCACTTTTAATTTTAGATGGAAGTGAAGAAAAAGAGCGCCCTACCATGTCCAGTTTGGAAGCGAGTGGAGAAATAGCGGATGCCACTTTCTTACAAACTTCCGCAAAATCATCAAGCGTTTTAGAGTCCAGCTTCTTTGTAATGCTTGGGATTTTAGCAATGGAATTGATTGCACTGCTTACGCCACGCAAACTCTTAATGGAAGAATCGCTAATAGAAGAAATAGGGGAAAGGCCGTTCTTCAAGCTGTTCATCTTGCTGCCAAGTCCTGAAAAATCCATGTTTCCAAGATTGACGGACGAAATTTTGTTCAAAGCATTAGCAACAGAGCGGATGCCTTTTGCGCTTTGAGTAAGGTCTACATTAGCAAGACCGTTCATAAAAGACGTGATTTTGCTAAGACCGTCCAGCCCAGTAGATGCGGATTTAAGAGCGGAAATAGAAGCAGATAACTTATCAAGACTACTGCAAACCTTTGCCACGTTGCCTTTCGTCCGCAAATTAGAAATGGCGGTAGCGAGCTTGTCGATATTAAGCTCTGCGCCCTGCGATTCCGCAGAAATCTCTACGGATAAGCTCGTAATATCAACATCAGCCATCACTACCACCATCACTTTCCATCATAGAGAACATCGTTCTCTTGATTCGCTCCTGCGCCTCAACTGCGCGTTGGTATTCATACTCGTCTTTCTCCTTTTGGGTAAGGGGAAGCGGTCTATCCATGTACTTGATAGGCTTAGACCCTTTCTTTCGGAACATATTGCCAACCGTAGAGGAAAGCGCAGATGCCATGTAAAGGCCGTTTCTCCACGCTTCTGTGTTGGCTCTGCGTTCCCGCAGCTCCTCTGCGTCACGGTAGACCTTCGCTAGCCAGACATCGCCGTACCAAAACTGGTCATAGGTCATGCCGATGGAGATGTAATAGGCTTCTACATCATGGAACAGCTTGGAGAAGGAGAATGGCTCTCCCTCTTCGTCTGCTTCCTGAGATTGTGCAGTTACACAATCTCCCACGTTGCGTTTTTTGCGGTCTTGTCCTCAGTGTCAGTTGCCAGCAGGGACTTGGAAGCATCCACGAACATCTCAAGCAGAACGCCCATAAGGTCTTCCTTATCCTCAATGTGCTGGAACATCTCATCAACGACCTTGCGCTTGATGCCCTTGTTCCGTGCAATGAAAGCACCGTAGAACAGGGCACGGGAGTTGGACAGCAGATTGGTCATCTGAGTGTACTGGCCAATCTGAAAACCTGCACGTTCGGTGGCTTCCACGCTGTCACGGGTGAAGGTCAGCTCGTAAGTGTTCTTACCATCGGGGGAATGAAAGTTGATAACCTTAGTAGCCATAATAAATGCTCTCCTTTATAAATAGGGGCAGAACCAAATCCGTTGTTCAGTTCTGCCCGGTTTGATTGATTCGATTTTTTCGGTTTAGCCGCCAGTAACAGTCAGGGTCTCGCTAAACTCAGGCTTCTTGGTGAAGATGCAGTTGATGGTCATTTCCACAACCTCGTCCACGCCAAAGCCGGACAAGCCAACCTGATGCATACCCTGCCAAGTGAAGCCGGAGCCGTCCTGCATCTTCAGGGCGTAATACTTCACGGTGTTGCTCTCGGAAGTCTCATCATAGCCAGCGGCCTTGACCTTCGTATAGTCAGCCTTGTTGTAGTTAGCGGTGAAAGACTTGGTGTCGCTCTGGATGATGCCAAAGATGTTGACCTGCATAGGGTCAGACAAGGTAGTGGCATCCAGAAGGTTCGGCTCGGAGATCAGGTCGGGCACATCCTTGATGTCGCACAGCTTCGTCAGAGCGGTTGCGCTGTCGCCACAATACAGGGTGGTATTCAGACCGGAGATAGCAGTACTCATAGAATGTTTACCTCCTTAGTTTCGGTAAATCATTCCGTCCTCTCCGATTGTTGCCCCGTAGCTGCAATCAATCCGATAGACGGAATTGTTGTACAGCCCATTCAACGGGGCAAACGATTTGCGATAAAATTTAAGCGGTTCAAGAACAGAATCCACGATTCCAACGATGGAACGTGCTTCTGCAATGCGTCCGGTGTTCTTGTTGGAGTAGACACGCACACGCAGAGAAACAGCGGCATACTTGCTGTGCCCGGCAGAATCAATGTGCACAGGCAGATTGCTGTTTTCCTCTATCTGCACACACGGAAACTTCTTGACATTGCTGTCATTGATTTCACCAGTGACAAAGATGCCGGGGACTTGCTTTCGCAGTTCCGTAGCAACAGCCGTGAAGATAGAATTGAAATAATCAATCAACTATTCCAAACCTCCCTCCACGTTGCTTCGACTTGAGAAGCCATTTCCTCAACAGCTCCCCACATAGCCATAGCCGCATCGTTGCCGCTGGTGTAATTCAACTGACCTTTGCCGGGAACGGTATCCACATAGGTTCCGGCATTGCCGGGGTCACCGTAGTAGTACCAACGTTTGCCAGCACCCTTGCCTTGACCGTAGGAGCCATGCGCACCAACACCGGGCGGCAACTCACCGCCATATCCGTTGTGATGTGCGCCAGTGCCAAACTCGATAAAGGCAACTGCCTTGCCCTCTGCAATGATGGTGCAGGTGTTTCCGTTCTGCTCAACATGGCAAGAAACATCGTTGCTACCAGCATACTGTGCGTTCGCAAAACGAACTTTTGCCACGTCAAGCCCTTTGTCAGCCAACGCCTTTGCAAACTCCTGCGCCTTTTTGTTCAGGGTGGCTTTGTACTCCTGTATCTGACGTTCCGCATCACGAAGTCCGGCATCGCTCAACCTCACTTTAATTTTCACTTGCAGCCACCTCTTTCAGCGCATACAGTGTGTCCGTGATATGCTCTGCGACCTTGACCACAATGTAATTGAAGGGCTTTGAAACGTCCGTCTGGAACCAGACGCGCGTACCTTCATAAAGCGGCGTGTTGTGCTTTTTGCTGGACGAACTGACAACGTAGCTGTAATCCGTGAACGTGCCGAAAGGGTTTGCTTCCGCAGCGCCGGTAGGCGGGCTGACATTCAGCATTAGCTTTGCGGGTTCGCTCCACGATTCGTATGCGGATTCGCCAGTCTCGTTTCCCCATTCGTCTACGACAGGCGTTTTCTCGCCAACAGGGTTCGAGTACCACAGCGGACGCTTATCCAGCGGGCTTCCATTGAACATCAGCCGATAACACCTACCCTCGGAACCACTTCATTTAACAGGGACTGTGCCACATCGGAACTTTCCCACACACGAGTAATACCATTGTTGGTATAGCTCGTCTGTCCGTTTGCACCGATGTGGTTGTACAGTTCCGCTGCAATGCGTATCTGCAATGACTGATACTGCAAGGGCAGCTCGTCAGGTCTATTGCCGAAGGGGTAGCCCTGTGCAAATATCTTATCTTTGGCGAAATCAAGCAGCAGGTCGAAGAGTGGGTAGTCCTCGTCCGTGATTTCACGGTCAAGTGCAGGGGCGATGTACTGCCCCAGCTTGACTGCCGCTTCGGAATACTGGTCTCCCATGCTGCTTTCCTCCTTTCGCCTTAGTAAGCCTTGATGCAGTACACAGCGTCCATGCGCTCAAAGGACGGCAGGACGATTTCAGAGACGTAGATGTTGGTGTTGACAGGATGCACGGTCTGCTCGGTGGTAACAGCAACGCCTGTGTTCACAACGGAAACCTGTGCGTTGGAGATGCCAGCCATCAGGTCGGCTTCCTCAGGGGTGGCAACATAGTACATATTGCCCAGAGAACCAGAAGGAGCCAGCACAACATAGCCATCAGGCAAATACTTCTCGGCAGCAGCGGTCTCTTCCGGCTTGAACATCTTGTCATACAGGTGAATGCGGATGCCGGATGCACTTTCGATAACAGAACGTGCTTCAGAATCGACAAGAACGGCGGTGGCGGTCTTCATAACCGTCAGGAACCGGTTCTTGATTTCATCCGCAGCAATCATCTTGTGGAAAGTGTTGGTGTTCATGTAGGCATCGGTGATAATCTCACCAGTGTTTGCTAGCACGGTGTTTGCGGCAGTGGTCATCGTGGCGATGGGGGTTGCAGTAGTAGGAGCATCCCATTTCTCCTTGGTAGCCAGAGCCTTGTAATTGGACTGCTGCCAAGTGCCATCAGGGTCGTAATCGTAGACGTAACTCACGCCGTTGGATTCGATGGAGATGCCGGGCTTGCCAGTCTTAGGAGCCAGAAGCTGCCACACCATTCGCTCAGGCACAATGCGAGCTCCGGTAATAAGCTGTGCGGTATCATCGTAGACACGATTAATAACGTCTGCCGCAAACTCCTGATTGGTAGCCAGAACAGAGATAATCTTGCGGCGGTCTTCCTCGTCAATGTGAGTGCCCTCACGGAAGAACGGCATATTGGTCTCGGTCATCTTGATGCCCTGACGAGTACGGAACGTAGCCTTAGTGTCGAACACGCTAGGCTTCAGCGAAACGCCAACGCCCTTGTGACCACGCAGCCACTTCAGTTCCATGCTGACCTTCTTACGGGCGGGGAACAGAGCATCAGAAGCATAGGGCTGCGCATTGGTCGGGTCATTCGTCCAGTAGGCGGCAATCGCAGCAGGGGAGAAGATTTCATTCAGATTCAGTGCCATAATTTAGTCCTCCTTACTCGCTCTTTGCGCCAACATCGGTACGGCAGAAAACGGCGGGAACAGCCTTTTTCAGAGCGGCAATATCGTTTGCAGAATAGGTAAAGCCAGACAGCTTTGCCTTGTCCACATCAATAACGCCCTGAATCAGCAGTGCGCCATTGGGGTTGACGGCAGGGTCAACAGTGTGCAGCAGAATGCCAATGGCATCGGTGGCTGCATCAGCAGCACTAGTGCCAGTAGTGGCAGTAGCTTTCAGACCAGTCTTTGCCATAGGATAACCAGCCGGAACAGCATTGGTCTCCTTGACGGTAAAGGGAATGGCAACGTAGGTATCAGCAGCCAGAATAGTGCTTTCAGGAGCCGATACCGGAGTAGTGGTATACTTCATGTTTTCCTCCTTAATGGAAAGCGGTCATTGCGTCACTCGATGCCTTGTTTGCGTCCGCGCGCTCCTTCGCAAAGCGTTTAGCAAAGGAAACACCTGCGCTATCTGCGCCGTCACCATTGCCATCCGCACCCGGAGGTGTGGGCATATCCTTCAGCAGAGAAGCTTTGTATGCGGTGTCGTGGGCGGTCATAAACTCCGACTGGAACTTAAACACCTTGTCCATGTCACCATCAGCTAGTGCAGATGCAGCCTTGTTGGCGAGTTCAGAATCATAACCCTGTGCAACAAACTTCTCACGGTAAGATGCAAGGGTCTTTTCCTTGACAAGGTTCTCCTTGTCGGCAGTAAGGGCTTCAATCTGCTTCTGCATCTCTGCCAGCTTGTCAGCCTGTTCCTGTGCGGCATTCTCGTCATCAGTACGCTTTGCCTTGAGTTGCTTCTTGTACTCGGCAGCTTCGCCATTGGCTTTCGTCACGGCGTTGCGCAGCTTCTCGACCTCTGCGCTAGGGTCTGCAACCTTTTCAAGCGCAGAGATGATTTCATCGGCGGTCATGCCCTCTTTGTAGGCATCACCAAGCAACACATTGAGTTTCATATTGTTAATTTCCTCCTGCGTTTTTTTTACCGTTGCTTCCCTGCAACGCTGCGAAATTTGTATCCCGGCTTCCCTGCCGTGTTTATAGCAAAGGGTTATTCGCCCTCTGTTTCTTTGTTAGTATTCTCAGGCTGTTCATCAGTCGATGTTTTGTCGGCATCGACAAATTGTTTCGCCTGTGGCTCTTGCGGCTTCGGTGCTTTCCCATCCTCGCCCAGCTTTCCAGCAGCAATCAGGAAAGGCTTGCTCATTTCATAAGCAGCCTGCGGGTCGGGGAACAGACCGGGCGTGGTGAACGCCAGCTGCGGGTCAATCGGCTGCTGAATCATCTGTGCGAAAATCTGAACTTTGCTCTGCTGGTTATCGTACTGACGGCGTGGCAGTTTGATGTTGATGTCGCTTGCCATCAGCTTAGAGCCAGCCGTGTCACGCAGGATTTTCAGCATTACAGACAGGCTTTGGCGTTCAGCGAACTTGAACATATTCTCGTACTGCTGCGCCCTCGCTTCGGTGTGATTCCAGCCGTTGCGAACGATGACTGCTCCCACGTTATCGGACGTTGCATTCTCGCTACCAGTGGCACTAGGCATGGCAGTCAGACTGCGGTACACGTTCAACATGGAATCAAGCAGGGTCTGGCTCTGCTGCTGGTCAAGCTCATTTGCAATCTGAGAAACAGAAGCGGGCAAGCTGGTTGTAGATTTCAAGCACATTGCCCCAAGTTCTTTGACTTGTTTCAGTGCGTTATCATCCACAAGGCAGTTGGTAAACACCATGATGGACTGAATAAACTGCGCCACACCGTCCAAACGGTTGCTTTCAAGGTCGTTGATGGCATCCAACACAGGGATAGCCGGTTCAAACGAACCCATCCGCTCCGGGTTCAGCTTGTATTCGACCATCGGCAGCATTCCGAGAGAATGGTTCTCCGATTTCGTAACCTTACCGTTGTCGATTTCAAAGTACTGGTTTGGTGTATACACGCAAATCAGGTCGTTTAGGTCATTTTGATAATTGCGTGGAATGTGCAGCACGTTGGCAATGGGTTTGTGCCCGATGCCGGAGTTGTAAATCACATACGCCATATCCGGGTCGGGAACGTCCACCAGCAGGGGCGTTTCGTCCGGGTAGTTACCGTTGTACCCCTTGTCAGGGAGAACAATGCGGTATCCCTGTCCGCACTCCAACATCCACTGCCAGAGCCGCCGATCAAGCGAATCCTTGCCCTCATACTGCAAGGCGTTGGACAGGCGGGCGATTTCCTCACCGTCACCTGTTGCCGTTTCAGACCGCACATAAGAGCAGGGAGTGCCGCTCATGTAGCCGGTGTAGAAGCCAACGCACTCGTTTGCGTGGTTCTCTACAATGCGATTTGTGATTTCAGCGTGGTACTCCTTCGTGCGATGGAGGACAGGCTGGCTACCCAAGTAGTAGTTGTGCAGAAAGCGAATCTCGTTCTTGTTCAGCAGATGAATAGACTCCGCCTTGCCCATAACCACTTTCAGCACGTTCGATCGATTGATTTCCGTCTCCGGTGTTTCAATTGGTCTACGTCCGGTCAGTGGATTATTCAAAAAGCCGTCAACGACTATCTGATATTCAGCCATGCGTTCCTCCTTTCTGGCAAAATAAAAAAGCGCAGCAAGACAAACCTATTAAGGTCTATCTCACTGCGCCAAAACTGCGCTTCAAAAGCTATTTACTTTTCCGGTGGATGGATGATTTTTACCCATCCTTCCCTTGTGTCTCCTTCAATAACACCCTTGCATCTGTCGCACTTGAAATGATATCGTCCATCCACTTCGCCAAGATAGCGGTTGCAGCGGACGTTCTTATAGATTGGGTTTTGCCTGATACAAGGGCAACAGATTCTAACTAGCATGAGCGCTCCTTTCGTTGGATTTCTGGAAACAGGCTGTTGAGCACAGACCTGTCAGAAGCTACTGGGAAACTGTTCGCACTTCCAGCCGTGCTATTCTTCGCCCGAAGAAAACCATTGCAGCCTTTACATTCAGTTGTTGGACAGACGTAAACGGGTAAGCTGCAATTTTGGTGCTGCATAATGGATTTGAACCAATGTATGTCCGGTTATGAGCCGGATGCTCTAGCCATACTGAGCTAATGCAACATAAAAGCCCGGCTTGATTGGTTAACCGCTGCTCTTTGCAATGTCATGCCTAACCATTGCATCGAGAGCCGGGAGTAGCGGTGGAGGATTCAGAGAATAGAAAGCCAAGCAAAGAAGATGGTTGTGCTGCGTAACGGAATCGAACCGTTGCTTGCCAGCCGTGGGGGAGACAGTCTGGCATTCCCCTTACAATTGGAAACGCAACATATAAAGCCCGGTGAAGGCAAAAGAGTGAGAAAACCTCCACCGGTGAAAGGAGGAATATGCCTATTGACGCCCAAGCAAGTAAAAATGAAAAAACCTTGCTGCGCTGGGCTATTCCTTAGAGGAAGCTGCAAATCTTCCTGCGTACATTATAAGCCTTGTCAAGTGGTGAAATCAAATAAATAGACCCAGCGAACACAATATATTGTGTTTTTAATCAAAAAGGCCTCTTGACAGGCTCAATTTTACTGATTCCGTTATACAATTCATCGGCAAGCTGTGCCAGACTATCCGGTGCATCATCGTGCGGAACTTTGCCAAGCTGCGTGAACATTGTCACCTGTTCCATGAATGCCTTGTACTCTTTCGACTGGTGCTTTTCATCAAGGAAGTAGAACCGCTTGATGTCCGGCGCATACTGGATGATTCTGGACAGCTTGCTTTGACCACTTGGCGCACGTTGGCTGCGAACAGAGCAGTGATAACCCTGCTGCCGAAGCTGGCTGTCTACCACGTCACAGTATTCGTCACCGCCGTTGTTGGCTTCGCCGCGCACCACATTGATTTTGTGCTGGATGATTTTGCCCACGACTTCCGGTCTGGTCACGGTCTTATCGCCGTTATTGAACACAAGGTCTGGGATGAACACAGCATCTCCGTACACATAAGCGATAGGACAGGCGGTGAAGTCGCCGCCGCCCCATGCAATATCCATTACCATAAGCTTGCGATCAGGCTCGCCATCAGGCAGAACGCCGTTGAAATACCGCAGTTCATCAGCAGGGAACAGCAGACCTTCACGCACATAGGGCTTTCCCATGTACTTTGCCCACCATGTCGCATCGTCAATGCTGGCTTTCATATCGGCATAGTAGGCATCGTCAAAGCCCACGCCATAGTCATAATTGAAGTTGCTGTGTCCGTTCTCGTCCACCGCAGGAATCACTCGGAATCGGTACTTTGGGTTGTCTGCATACTGGTTCTGGATGCGTCCCAAAGGGTCAAGCACATTCCAACGTGTACCGACCATCAGCTCTAAAGCACCTTGCTTTTTTCGGTCTTTCAGCTGGTTCAAGTAGGCATCGTACTTGTTGTTCAAACGCTCAACGTTCAGGCTTTCCTCCAAGTCCTCGATCAAGTCATCGCTGTACAGAACGCCGCCCTCGCCAATTTCAACAGCACCAGTCAGCGTGCCGCCGATGGAACGACAAGTCAGGGTTGGAAAGCGCTTCTTTCGATTCAGGTCAACGCTTTCGTCCTTTGCGCTCTTGTCCACAAGCTGAACGTCAGGAAAAATTTTGCCCCAGTTATAGGTCACGGGGTCAGTGATGATAGAAAGCACTTCGCCGTAGAAGCCATTTGTCAACTTGTCAGAGTGTCCGCTCATAACCGATGCAACGTCAGGGCGGTTGCCCATCAGCCATGTGATAAAAAATATACAGAGCGTACTTTTTCCAGTTCTCGGAGGTTGGCTTACTCCCAGAAATTCTACACGATGGAAAAACAAGTCCTCTAGGTCACGAACCAGCGTCAGAAGTACCTTTCTTCTCGGCTGGTAGAACTTCTTCTCCGGCGCACGGTTCCATTCGAGGTAGATACAATAGCTGTCGAACACATCCTTTGCTTCAAACAGGTATGTCCGGCTAATAATGTCATAGACCTTCGCCACGTCCTCGCCTGTTTTCATCTTGCCCATCATGGCTGCGCAGACGGAGCGCAGCTCACCAGAGTATTTGTAGGCGTCGAACCGCTTGTCTTGTAGCAAAGCGTCTCTCAGGTTCACCACCGCCTGAAACCAGTCCTCATAGACCTGTGCTTCGGTCGGATTCTGCTTTGCATACGATTTGATGCTGTCAATGATGGCAATACACTGCTTTGGCTGCATAAAAAATAGGCACCCCCTACCTGAAAATGTAAAGAGTGCCTACAACTGCACAAAAATCAAATATTCGGTTTTATAATGCTGTTTCGGAAAAATTATTTACTAAAATCCATCTTAATAAATGGGTTTCTCAGTTTATTTGACTTCTTCTGCAAGCTGGTTGAGCCTGCGTTTCAGCTCGTCCGCATCGTAGTACAAGGCGTCCGCGACAGCGTTGAGAATATCAGGCTTGTCGGTGTAATCGCACAGCGTTTCAATGAGTTTCAAACTCTGTTCTGACAATTTTACGGTTTTCACGCTTTATTCCTTTCTCTGACTATGTAAAGTAGGTTTTGGCTGTTCATCTCCTAGCATCAGCTTATAACGGAGATACTTTTCGATAATACTGTGTCTTTCTGCCAGTGTACCGTAAATAAAGACGAGGGCATCTTTAGCAGCATCGTATTCATTCGGGAAAATGACAATTTCCTCGTTTGCAAAGGTCACGGTGCAGTTTTCCGAATGGCAGGATTCCAAGAACCTCTTAATTTCAAGGAATCCACCAAAGTCAAGCATAGACCGCAGTGTGATATTGCCGTTCTTAACAATCAGTTCTTCTCCCTGCATATTATCCAGCCTTTCTCTGTTCAGCAATCCGATACCATGTCTGGCGGGTAACGCCAAGCTGCTTGGCGGCATCCGTGACCGTAAGAATGCGCTTCTCCACCTGCTCATGGAGAACGTCAAAGAGATTTCGATCATACTCGGTTGGCTTGCGGCCTTCCTTGTAATCGGGGCGCTGGCTGGCAATATTCTTGCCCTCTCTGGTGCGTTCAACAATCATGTCACGCTCAAACTCTGCAAAGGCAAGCATAACGTTACGAATCAGTTTTCCGGTCGATGTGTTGTTCATCAGACCCATATTCAGAATATTCACGGACACGTCTTTTGCAAGCAAGCTGTCAATAATTTCAATGCCGCCCTTCACGGAACGGGCAATACGGTCAAGCTTCGCCACGATCAGCGTATCTCCCGGCTTGATTTCAGCCATCAGCTTATCAAGTTCCGGGCGATGCAGCTTCGTTCCGGTGTAAACATCCGAAAAGATTTTCTGTGCGCCGTTAGCTTTCAAAAGTTCCGACTGGGCTTCAAGGCTGTTGCCGTCAATCGCCTGACCAGCGGAACTGACACGAGCGTAACCGTAAATCATTCAGGTTCACCGTCCTTTTCCTCTACTACTTCATAGCAGCCAGCACGAGTGAGTTTCCCATTCGCAGGTTCTACGACCAGTCTGTACCCGAAAACCTCAAGAATTTGAACCATTGTAGATAATTTCATATCATCAGCGAGGACACGAGAAGATGCGCTGGAAATGGTTTTGTAGTCAAGCTTTTCCCGGAGATATTCGTATGTTTTATGCTGATTCTTCATTATATCACGAAGGATTTCGCTTGAGTTCACCTTGTTATTCGTTGCAGCCATTTTTCGTTCCTCTCTTTCTTTAATGCCAGTATACGCTTTCTAGCGTAAATTGTCAAGAGTTTTCTCAATTTTACTATCACCAAGTCCAGATATTTCTGAGGTCTCACTTATGTGACCGAATTATATTTACAGAATGTATATATTTTATAAAAAGAGCGATAATTCGTAATGTGAAAAATCTGTTTGTAAACTTATTTATTTACATTCTGGGAGCGAACCGCTATCAAATATCACACATCTGTGACACAAATTCAGATATATCTGATGCAAATTATACAAATTGGGCTGTTGACAACTATATACAAAGCGTCTATAATCTAAGACAGCAGAACACACGATGAATCAGCCAACAATGGCAGATTTATCCTTTGTGGCATAAAAAATAGGCCATCAGCACCACCGACCAAAGTTGCACTGATGACCTATTCCACCACAAAACAGAAGCTGCGCAACCAAGGGCGCAGTCTCGGTTTCTGTCAATTATTATAGCAGAAGCAGACCGCTTCTGCAATAGAAAGGAGCAAAAAAGCATGAACTTTCCCACGACAACCGAAGAATTTCTGAAAACCATTGCCCACGGCAAAGAACCGACCAGCGAGGACAGGGAGTACGCAGAAGCGCTGGGTAAGCTGTCCGAACTGAACTACCGGGCAGGGTACGAAGCGGGAGTGACCCAAAATAAGAGGTAATTTTTGTGCAAATCTACAAACTTTTAGATTTTGTACAGATACCAGTACTACATTAAGCGTTTGCGTAATTGACAAGCCACAACATATTGCGTATACTGGTTGCACCCACATGAAGGGAGGTGAGTTTATGTACAGTCCGTATCTTGAACGCCACAATCACACGTTCACTGTTGCGCTGACCGAACGGCAGTTCCAGTGGCTGAAAGCCTATTGCACCGAACACAAGGTCGCGCAGGCCGCAGCCATCCGTGACACGTTCTTTGAGGTGCATCCCATCCCGGAGACCGATGAAAACGAAAAATGATACGTCCGCTAAAGTTTGGCGACAGAAGCGAACGTATCATCAACCACACTGGAACAAGCTGTTCCAGCCTTATTATAGCAGGAATTGGCTTGTTCCGCAAGAACCATAGGAGTTTTTATGGAACAAAAGGTTAAATATGCTATCAATCTTATCAGCGAAAACGGACAGGTTGTCGTGTCCAGCCGTGAAGTAGCAGAGAATTTCGGAAAAGAACATCGGAACGTCATGCGAGATGTAGAAAACATCATGTCACAGGGTGTGCTCAAAAATGAGCAGACCCCCATGTTCTTCAAAACCGAGTACACCCACGAGCAGAACGGTCAGACATATCCCATGTATCTGATGAACCGTGACGGTTTCACCTTGCTGGCTATGGGATTTACAGGTAAAGAAGCCCTTGAATGGAAACTCAAGTACATTGACGCTTTCAATCAGATGGAGCAGAAGCTTACCAACCCGGAGCCTGAATCCACGGAAATGCTGTTGAGCCGCGCTCTGATCGCTGCTAACAGTGTTATCGACACGGAGCGCAAGAAGGTAAAGGCTCTGGAAGCGGAAAACGCCAAGATGAAGCCTGATTCCGACTATGCAAAGGCGATGCTGCTTTCCGATGAAAGCCTGACTACCACGCAGATTGCCATGAACTACGGCATGAGCGCACGAAAGCTGAACCAGATTCTTAGAGGGCTTGGCATCCAACATACTGTGAACAAACAGTGGATTCCTTACCAGAAGTATCTTGGCAACGGATACGTTGTCGGGCATCCGATCGAGCTGCCGAACGGCAAGACGAAAGAGGTCACCCGCTGGACGAGAGCCGGTCAGAAGTTCATTTACAGCAAGCTCAAAGAAGCGGGCTATCTGCCTGTTGGCGAGCAAATCAGAATGGAAACGTGCTGATGGACTACTCGGAAGAAATGTTTCGGCTACAAGCTGAGAATGAAGAGCACAAAGCCGTTTTAGAAAAAAGCCATGAAATCCTTAATCAGGCATTAGAAATCATCATGCCAGAGGATAAGCGGTCAAGAGAAGTTGTAAGTGTAGCACTAGCAACGTCCGTACAACATTTTTGCGAAGACAGCTATTCAATGGGATACAATGATTGTTTGCTCGACATTCTCAGGGAAAAGGAAGAAGTCAGTGCTCCTATCATGTTTCCAACACTTAAATCGTAAATAGCCCATAAGAAAAGCCAGTGGTTAGAGAGCATCTAGCCGCTGGCTTTTCGTGTTTACGGAACTATAAATCGGCAATCAGTGAATTTGTTTCCATCAAAATCACCGACGAATGTAACGGTCTGGCCGGGAGAAAGCATAGAAATCTTGTCTTTTTCGTTTTCCGGGAATCCAGCCATATAAACGGTATAACCAATGCTGTGAGAAGTGACGAAGTTCACACTGAACATAACAGTGTACGGATTATCTAACTTAATCATTGCGTCTGATACACTGTTGACTTGATATGTCACCTTATATTGCTTGCCAGCGTATTTGTCTTTTGCCTTTACAGCGTTGTCGGCCGCCTGTTTTGCATAGTAATCCAAATCAAGCGTTGGAATATCATCATCTGGGTTATGCGAAGAAGCACTGGATGCCACCCACTCACTGCTTGCGGGTTCAGAGCTTATAGGCTGTTCAGATTCGGATGCCGCTTTTTGAGATGCCGGAGTGCTACTTGCTGAGCTTTCGGAAACTTCTTCAATAGAGCTACCATCCAGTTCCGTTGCCGTAGACTTGGCGGAGGAAGATGTAACGCCGGATCTTGCCGATTCATCATGTGATGGCTCTGGTGTTACAGCCAAACATATAACAAGAACTGCAAATGATGCAAAGAAAGCAATTAACATCCGATTGTCTTTCTTATGCGTTGCTTTGTTGTAAAGACACAGCGCTCCAAACACAGGCGTTGCAACCAGAGCAATCATTCCAAATAAGGCGTACATTTTTGTAGATTCCTTCCTTTATTCAACTGGCGTTAGCAAGACTTCTGCGCTAATCGAAAGTTCGATATGGTAGCCGTTTTTAACGGTAACATTCTGCTTTTCGCCAGTTTTTTCAAATTTCAGCGTATCACTCACATCGTCAGAATTTGAATCAGACACCACAAATACTGTAGCTTCTTTGTTTTGATTCTCAACTTCGTATGTGCCAGTCGGAACCATGTACCAGATATATTTATAACCACTTTTGTTCGTTTTTTCTTTTCCGTAATCGCCAAGAACTTCATCAACTAAAACAATAGAGTCGTTCTCTTCTACGGCTTCTTCCGAAGTAACAGACGGATTTTCAGATTCTGCCTTTACAGATGATGCAATGGATGACATCGGCTTTTCACTTTCTGAACTAGATGCAATATTCGTTTTGTCACGAGGGCTTACCAAATCCATAATAAAAGCCAATACGAACATTGCCATAAGGATTTTGAACCACAGCCGCTTATAAGCTGGCTTTGGCGGTGTATTCTCTCCACCACACTGCGGACAAGTTTTAGCGGTAGCCGCTATCCTTGCGCCGCAGTGTTTACACTTTACGAGTTTTGCCATTTTACAATGCCCCTTTCTTACGGTCAAGTATAGCACAGATTAGATCAGGAAAGGGGTCTTTTTGTATTTTTCGGAATTTTTGGAGACTTGCACAATCAGATAGGATTTGTTTTGTGAAGGTGGGGTGGGTGTTGGCAACACGAACCCCGAAAAACGCCTTTTTCTTTGGAAAATTTTATCGCGGGCATGACCTGCCCCACCCCCGGCGCTCCCTATATACCCCGCCGGTGGAGACACCAGCCCCGGCGCACCCGGACGGCCTACACATCACAGGCAGCAAGGCAGACCACGCAAGGCAAGGCACACACGCCCGGACGCTGGACACGCTGGGCGATCGGGACGGCGGCGGCGCTGGAAGGCGGGCAGTGTGTCCGAAACTGTGCAAAAGCGGACAAGCCAAAACTTAAAAAATAAATACGCAAAAAAGCGTAAATACCCATTGACATTTACGCAAGAAAGCGTATAATATAATCAGACGCAAGAAAGCGTAACACATACCAAATATCACCACAAAACAGGAGGACAAAAACCATGAAAAAGTATTACCACGTTATCACCGAGCGAAACGATGAATACATTTCGACCGTTGCGATTGCTGAAAACATTGAATCTGTAAAGGCCCACTTTGCAAGTCAGAACGTCCGCGAAATCATCGAACTTAACGCCGCGCAAGTCAACACCATTTCCGCAGCGGCCGCAACGACCATCATTGACCTTACCGCAGAACAGCCCCAGACTGCCACCCCTGATTATACCGCACTTCCTGATACCATCCGCGCCGAACTCAACGCCCGCCACGATCGCAGCGCGTGGGATAAGGCCGTAACGCTGTACGCTCTCGACCTGTTGGACGATGTGCAGGAGGGCGCGGACAATATGGAGCGCTTGCCCCTTGACGGTGCAGAGCTTGAGCGGTGGGCGCTCAACGGTGCAAGCTGCTGGGAGCAGTATAGCAACGGCGGCTGCTCCCTCTGCTATAACGCTGATATCGCCGCCCGCGTCTGCACCCCGTCCGAACTCAAGCGCAAGCACGGCGGCATGAACGCCCCAAACAGCCGGGAAACGTGGCTTGACGTGCAAGCTCGTGCACTATATCAGGCTTGCAACCGTATCCGCACTATCTGCCGCACAAACGGCTTGTATTGCAAGGGGGTGCAGTAATATGCTGGTACTCGATGCAACCCAGTGGGCCGCCCTCTGGTACGTGGGCGGCATGATATCCGGTGCACTCGTTATGATTGCATTTCTTAACAGCTGAGGGAGGGCGAAAAAATGACACTTGTAATTACTCACGAACAGTATAAAAAACTGGATGCCCTTGCTTTTTGGGTGCAAGAACTGACATGGACGAAAGAACACGAACCGAATGACAGCGAATTTATAACCAAAGCGCGCAAAACGATTTCTTTTATCTTTGAACAGTTGGACAAGCTCAAAACGCCGTTCATGGCTCAAAACACCACAGTTTCTATTGGTGAAGATTGGACGCGCTACAGTTCCGACCATTTTTCTTTTCTGCTACGGGATGCCGGAATTTTGGTTGAAGATATTACATATTTTAAGGAGGACTAAAAAATGACAGACTTAGAACAAAAATGCAACGAATACCGCGAATATAAGCGGCTGGCAGAACAGGCGGAGCAGATGCGGGACAGCCTACGAGATGAAATTATCACCATGATGCAGGGAGCGCCGGAGATTGTTGCAGGTGCTTGCAAGGTGATGTATAAGGACGTTTCTTCCGTCCGACTTGATAGCAAGCTTTTGCAGGCCGCGCACCCGGATATTTACGCCGAATGCAGCAAGCGCACCACATACAAGCGTTTTAGCGTGGTATAAGGGGGTGCGACAAGTGATATTATCTTGCATCCTGTTTTTCTTCTGGTTTTTCTCTGCTTTGTTTAAGGCGTCGAAATGACACCGACCGGACACTTTAGCGGGGCTGCACCGTAAAGCAACCCCGCCCCAGCCCGAAAGGACAAAAAACTTTCTGCAAGTCCTGTTTTTGGGGCCTGCGATATGATATACTGAAAAAAAGGGCAAAGCCCAGAAAGAAAGGCATTACCATGAAAACTTACACTGAACACGAAATCAACGGCTTAAGCATTTATGTTGATGATGAAACTGGAAAAGTACACCATGCAGTAAATTGGAACAGCCCAAACCAAACAACGCTTTATCCGTACGCCTATAACACCCGCTCCCGTGTATGGGATAACGTCAGCGGAGATTACACGTTAGCAGGATTGAAACGCACAAAGCGATTGATTGAATGGCACTAATAAAATCATCACCCGGTCAGCAATGGCCGGGCTTTTCTTTTGCCTTGCATCCGCTGAGGGTGCAGGGCTTTTATTTTGCCCTGCTGCAATGCATCCATATACAAGCGTTTACAGCGGCTTTTATCCTGTCCATGCAGTTTATACCATCCACGCTACAAAACAGAGCACAGGGATTTACAGGGGCTTTTCCTGCGATTTTTACCGTTCTACCACCGCAGATACCAGCCCCGCATAAGCGGATATAACGCCGCCTGCGCTACGCTGGGGCGCATCACAGCGCCGCAGCGCCTCCAGCGCATACCAGATACCAGCGCCACGCCGGACGCTGTACAGGTCATCACAGCCGCCTATTATAATAAGGTATATAAGGGTGCAGGGGTGCGCCTGTTATGGATCCATGCCAGACGGTGCAACACATCGCAGACCATGCCGGCCCGGCGGGGTCAGCGTCTCCACCTGCACAGGGTCAGCCCGGCGGCTTTCGATCTGGCACCGGGTCAGCCTGACACCCTCCACCCGGCGGGGCAGTCCAGCGGCAAAGGCACGGCGGGCGGCGCGGAACCATTGGCGGCTCTCGCCGTATCTCTTTTCGGGCTTTCGCCCGATAGCTAATAGAGGTCAGCAATAGTCGTAGCGTCCCAGCTGAAATAGTCGTAGCCAATAGTCGTAGTTTCTCCAATAAAATAGTCGTGGAATAGTCGTAAAGTCGTCAGACGACTAGCTTTTGAAAGTCCTATATATCGTATAGTAACGAACTGTCCGCTGATAGTCGCAAAGTAATAGTCGTAGCGTTTTCTTACGAACAATCGTCAAATAGTCGTGTATTTTTTGTGAGAAATAGTCGTTCGCCTTTTAAGAAAAGAGAGGTGCGATAGTCGCTAAGTCGTCCGACACCCCCAAAATCAATAGATGTCAAGACACCTGTCAATTTTAATCCAAATCACATTACCTCAAAATCTTTAACCATCGTACTTATTATAATAGTCGCAGACAATTACTCAATCTTTTTAACTATTATTCTACTAGAATAGTCGTACCATCCGATTCTGTTCGTTCTTCTCCTATTTAATTACCGACAACTACAATCATATCATACAAACAAACTATGATTACTTATTCGGCAATACCTCAATACTTTTAACTATCAAATAAGACTATCCGGCTGGTCAGTTGCTTTCAGCTTTCAGTTAACCGCTCATACAGTTATGCAACATTTCTACATATCCAGCCGACTACGAAATAAAGTCAATTCTCCATGTGAAATAGTCGTAGACCATCCACCGACTAGAACCTTACGCCAGTTCTCGCCTACGGTCTGCCCTGCTGGCTAACGGTATAGCTTTGAAGATAGAGGAAAGAACCGGTTTACAATTTCGCATAACTGTTATTTATTCACTTTTGAACTATTGTGGCACACCCGACTCCGTCAACGCGCGCGCTCGCGCATATAACGCCCGCGGACGCGCTAAACATACGGGGAGGGAAAGGGGGAGCACGGAAGATGTTAGGGGGATTATAGGGGGTAAAAGGGGTTGTAGGGGAAAGAGGGGGACAAAAGGGGGAAAGAGGAAACAAGGGGGAAAGGGGACAAAAATTTGAAAGCCATTTCCGAAAGTAATAGTCGAAGCGTTTTTTCGTTTCAATCAGTCCTGCAATTGGATAAATAGTCGCTGGCATCCGCTCATCTGGCTGCTATCATCGTGGGAAATGCGTGTAAGAGCCTGTCTGACGCGTTTTTCTGAACTACCCGATAACTTTCACGTCTGACCCTGAAAAGCCGTTCTCCACGCTCCTGCATCGGTCTGGATGCGTGGTTTAATTTGAGATATACCATCAGCATCAACGGAGAGCCGCCTACGAGCGTCTGTGGCGCGTTTTTGCAATGAAGTCGATAAAGTTATCGTCCAGCACCTAAAATGCCTTAAAACAGGCTTTCTCTCGGTGTTTAAGCGAAACAAGAAAAAGCCATCCTGTCATAAGTTGACAGAACAGCTCTTGGCAGTTCGTTGTATTGCGCTCATTCTTCAACCAGAGTGATTTTCGGAAGCTGGTCAACAGGTGTTCTCATAACCCACTGAAATGTCTCCCAAAGCCCATCGTACGTCTGGAAGATGTTTGCATGGCGTCTTTCATCGCCCCGATGAGCCCCGATAAAAAGTCTTACGGCAAAATCAGCTTCATTGCGTTGCAGGCCAATGGACATTAACAGTTTTTTGTATCGATTCTGCGTCATCTTTTCGTTCTCCTTTCAATCCATCCAAGTATACTCTTGAAACCGTTGAATCTGCTTGTTAAACGTAATGGGAAGGTCGCCTATCTCGCCTTCCTTGTTCTTACTCAGCCGGAACAGGTACTTGTCGGGGTTATCGCCGGACAGAAGAATAATTGCATCAGCGTCCTGTTCGATCTGTCCGCTCTCTCGCAAGTCGGAGTTAGTAGGCGTTGCTCCGGGCTTAGATGGGTTTCGATTGAGCTGTGCCAGTGCCACCACGACAATGCCTGTGGTCTGTGCCAGTTCGTGCAGGGCAATGGATATGGCTGTAATGGCGGCATATCTGTCCTTTGCGCCCGTTTCGTGGATGAGTTGAAGATAGTCTACGAAGATGACTTGAGCCTTTTTACGGAGAGCCTGAGCCTTCATCCACGCCACGTTCTTTCCGGCAGCGGAGCGAATATATAAGGGCATCTTCATGTTCTTTGCCTGTCCGTCAATCTCATTCAAGCTGACCGCCTTATTTTTTACAGTGTCCAGAGGGCAGTATATTTGATTAGCCATCAGACGTGCGCCCAGCTTGCGTTTGCTGGTTTCTAGGCTGAAATAGTACACGGTGTAGTTTTGCTTTGCCATGCTTGCCGCTATTTGCAGGGACAGAGCTGTCTTTCCCGCAGACGGTCTGCCGCCGATGATTATAAAATCGCCCGGCGAGATGTGCAGCGCTTCATCCAGACGCTCTATACCTGTCTTGATATACACAGGCTTCTCGTCCATGTGAAGCACATAGTCGTTCAGCACATCCTCGTATGTCCACGCATCTTCTTCCTCAGCTTTCAGGCTCATTGCTTCGCCCATCTGCTGGTAGATGTCTGATAGATCAGAATAGTCGGTAAGCTCGCTGGTCATCTGAAATGCCAGACCTTGCACACGAGTGAGCGAAGCCTGTTCCCTGATAAGCTGCGCCCAACGCTTCATCTGCTCCCTGTCAATTCGTACACACTCTGATTCACAGGTTTGTACACACGCCAAGAGCGTCTGCGCTACGTCTGGATGCTGCGTGTTTATCTCGACTATATCTATCTTGCCCCTAGCCGTCCAATAGCCCTGAACAGCCGCAAAAGCGTCTCTCAGCTCAGGTCTGAACAAGTCAAGTTCAAGGTCTGGTATGATTTCATCCACAACGCCCGGCTTGCAGAGCATCAGCGCACCGATAAATACCGTTTGAACGTCCATTGTCATAGTCTAGGAAACTCCATCTCCGTACTTTGCTCGTACTGGTCATCCTGTTTCAATGCGTAAATATCCTGCCATCCGGCATAGATGCTCTGGTCGAGAATGGCTTTCCAGTCATGCCGATCAAACTTTTCCAGCTTGTTGCAAAGCATCTGTTTTGCCCGGTCTGTCATGGGCTTTTTGATTCTTGTACGCATCTGTGCGAACTCTCGCAGGGATTCCAGCAAGGCTTTATCGCCATGAGCAAAGTCGGAGAAGATGTCAGGTTTCTTTTTGACTGCACTCTCCGGCAAAGTCTTGACGTTCATCTGACTGTCAGTTGATGCAATGGGTTCATTGTCATCTGACTTTGAACTCATAGATGAGCTGACCTTCATCTCATTTATGACATGAGGATGAACTGACTTTCGTGTAGACCATCCTTTTGACGCAATATCGCTTCTTTTCCATTCTTCATCGAGCAGATGCTTAATCAAAATAAAACAAGATTCTGCTTTTTTTGAGTTCAAAGTTGCGTCTTTTCCTTCAAAAACGTATGCACAGATTGCATCGTACAGTTCCAGTTTCTCTTTACTTTTGAGTGTGGAGATTGCTTCAAAGTAGTATCGTTGGAACGTAAAGCTGTCTCGTTTTTTGTCCATACTCAGTCCTCTTTGTAGCGTTTGTTCCATGCTTCGATGGCTTTTTCCTTGCCAAATGTTACAGAAGTGCTCACCCCGCATTTTCCGCAGACAACCCAATTAGCCATGTTAATATCAAGTGGATGAAGCACTTTTACAGTCGGTGGTTCCGCACCGCAGAACGGGCATCTCTTGAGTTCTGTCATTTTCTGAATCCCTCTCTCGTTCTCGTGATTCTCTTATGCGCCTTGACAGGCCTTTCGCCTTTGCCGTACGCTGGGCGAATATGCTTTGCCTTGATATACCCACAAGGCGGCTTCGGCCCAAAGTCGAAAAGGCTCAAGTCCATAATGATGATGCCAAACTTCTTGTTCGTCATATTTACTGCTCCTTACGCATACCATTTCGGTGCTTCGCCAAAGATTTCCACGCCTTTTGCAAAGCCCAGCTTTTCTAAGGTTTCACACATGATGCCGTCCATCATGCTGTGAACGATTTCTTCATCATCACCGTACTTTTTGTATGCTTCCTGCATTTCTGCCGTGAATGCGTCAACCATATCTTGCGTAACAACGATATTGTTTTCCATAAGCCCTCCTACACCATCGGAAACGCCATCCAGTGCGTCACCGTCACATCTTTCGGCAGTCTTTCGCCTATCTCATCCCAGAACTGACCGTCTGCGTAACAGCCAAGAAAGTACGCTGTCGGCGAGAATCCATGCAACATTTTTCCATCTTTATCACGCCACGTTGTCTTAGTCGCAAGCAACAAAGGCTGCGTTCGTTCTCGTGGCTGTTCGCTTGCCGGATGCCAGAGTGTGTTAGCCATTCAATCGCCCTCCCACACACCGTCAGGACGCATCTTTGCAAACGCCAGCAGGCCGTATAGGGCACGTTTTGCGTTGCCCTCTGTGGCGTTCCAGTAGTCGCTATCGTCCACATCGTCCCCTAGTGCAGAAATAGCCTTTTCAAGCATTGGAATGCTTTCTGCACCTGTCTTGCCGTAGATGGAGCGGATGCCCTTGCTACCAAACACATCATCACGACGAAAGTGCTTTCCATAATTATAGGTGATATTAAGCCACAGTTCCTTTGTTCCTCCAATGGAACGAGTACCACCATCAATAAAGTGCATATCATCCACTTCAAGCGTTTCATGCGTTACGGGGTCGCACAGCGAAATATCATAGCTCATCTTTCTTCTCCCATTCCTTGCATCCACGTTCGTCCCACACGAAGTCTGCAACGTGTTCTGACTGGTCGTTCACGCATACGCCCTCCGGCTCCGCGTACCATTTGCAAGAGCCACAGGACGGCTCAGATTTGTTCTTACAGGATTCTGCTGTGCATCGGATAGCCTTGCCAGCAGAGAACTGTTTGATGCCCATGTAAGAGCAATGTTCAGTGGTGCAGTAGAAATTCATCCGATTTTCCTCCAACCAATTAACTCGCAGACACCAATCGTTACAGGGTCGCATCTGTGAATAACTATGTCCCCTGTTCTATATGCGTTGATAGGCGGTCTGTAGACAAATCCTTTTTCTTTTGATTCAAAAACTCCATCGAGAATGTTCTCCGGCAAAATTAAAAATCCATCAGAATCCAAGATGGCATCGCATTGCTTGCATTTATAGACGCAAACTTTTTTCATATTCTCTGTCCCCTCTTTCCCCTATTGAACCGCCCGATCACTCGCTTATACTCCGCATAGCACTCAGGGCACAGGTCGCCTGTGTCCCTGCGCCACGCCCAGTCCTTGAAGTATTCGTCAGGGTTCATCATCCTGCCGCCTAGAACTGCTCCGCAGCGGTCACACACTCGCTTGTGGTAGATTCCTCTGTCAGTTTGCATTAGTCGTCCTCCTCAAAACCCGGCGCAACCCTTGCAATATATTCGGTCTCGGAGCCTTCTGGAAATGCAAGTTTAAGGCTTCCACCAATCGGCTGATTATGCAAAGGGTATATGTCGAGACCGTTCATTGCGACTTTCGCTGCTTCTTTTTGAGTAGAAGCGTGAACGAGTAAATATCCACGTTCTCTCCATTCAACAGGCACTTTATACAATCCCATGTTAGCCATCCTCCCCATCTAACCTGTTTACGCAATTTTCCTTCTGGCATTCATTGCAATTTCCGCAACACTCAAAAGAAAAATGCGTGATTTTTTGCGATTTATATTGACGGAGTAAATACTTATATTGGTTGTAGCAGTAAGGGCAAACAAGCATTCCATCAACGTTTCCCCACCCGACTGCTTCTTCAAATTTTTCCCAGTGATTGAATCCTCCGTCTGTATCGCCAGTTTTCAAAAGTTTTACGAAATGCGTCATTCCGCATCTGTCACATTTGTAAAGTTGTCCGTTTGTTTTCATTTCATTCATTCTCCCCAACATCCTTGAACAAGATTTCTTTGTCGGCTTTCCAGTCTTTGATTTTGCACGGAATGTCCGTGCCGGGTACGGTCTTTTTCAGCCCATCCATCTGCCAGACGTTCCATGAGATAATGTCTGCAATGCAGTCAAGAAAAATGGGCATGAAGCCGATTTCCAGCTTTTCAACCTCAAACCGATACCTAAAATTTTCAATTAGTGTCAGAAACAGGTTGCACCTTGCCAGCAAGAGATTGTCCCCCTGCCACTCATAGCCGTATGTCGATGCGTAGGCATTGATTGCCCAGCACATCCACATATCATAGTCATTGAACTGTTCTGCCAGAACATTCAGCTTCCTATCCAGCAGACCGATTCTGTCCGACACGGCAATCATCTGCCCTGTGGTGGTATCGTATCGACTTGTCAGGAACGGTGCTTCTCCACAAGTGACTTCAAGACAAGTCTTGTTGATGTACTCATTCCAGTCCTCGCACTTCAGGTCGTTTTCGGCAACGTCTGTCATCTTCTTGCAAACCCAAGTCGGCGTGAACACCTCTGCTTTTTTGCAAGTTCGCTTCTTCTGGTCTGCAAGCCGTTTCTGCACACGAGGGACAAGCCGAACCTTGTCCAGCTGTTCCAGCGTGATTTCATCTGCAAAGCCCACGCCCAGTTCAGGCGGCGGGTCTGTCGCCCAGATGATGTTCTTGTCTGTCGTGTGGTCTTGCAAGAGGACAGGCAAAAACGAGCGTAAGCATGGATCGGAAAAGTCAATCAATGGGGTTACGGACAAATCCATTGTGGCTGTTTCATTCTTTGATTTCTTTCCCATTCCATTTCTCTCCAAAAGACGCTCATGCGCTTTTTCTGTTCGATTTGTGATAGCCTAAATCCCTCTGACTGTCTACATTTTGTGATGCCAACAATGCGGCTTGCATAGTGCTTCGGACAGCAACGCTTGCCCGGAATTGGTGGTTCATCACAATAGGCGCAAGTGCCAGATGTCCTTCTGTATTCCTTGCTGTTTCTCGCTCTCTTTTGAGCATCCTTTGTTCGGCACTCGATACAAGAACGATAGCCTTTTGACATTGGACGTTTCAGGCAAATGGTGCAAATCCCTTTCGCGGCCAGCCTTTTACGCTTTTCACGTTGCCGTTCATTGCGTTTTTGCAGATACACAGCTTTCGTTTCACCCGAAAGACTTTCGTATGCTTGCGTGTGCCTTTCGAGGTCTTTTGACAAACACTCTGCACATGATACTCTGCCCGGCATTGCATCGTTCTGACCGCAATGGATGCAGATGTGATGTTCTTTATACATCTGCCGTAACGCTTTGCTACTCATTTCACTATTACATGCTCCGTCGCGTAATCGCCATAACAGTTGCACTTAAGCCATTTGTATTTTGACGAACCTTCCGCAAAATCGAACTTCCATTTTTGGATTCTTTTGATACGTCCACAAACCGTACATCGGACTTTGATTATTCGTTTGTCTTTGTAAGGCTCAAAGAATATTTTGGTGAGTTCGCATACAAGTTTTCCGTCTTCCGTAAAAAGAAATCCGTTCATTCCTCTTTTACCTCTCTGTACTCCACGTCAATCCCCTTAGGCAAAGCCGTCTGGTACTTCTGAGCCAATTGCTCTGCGCTCTGGGCATCACCCAACGGCTGTTCAGGCGGTGCAACGGTGACTTCTACGTTGTCACGCATGCCAAAGTAGTTCTTGGCTCGGAAAATCCACTCTGCCGGGTTCTCCTGACCGTACATACCGTTGTACGCCCACATGGACTGCATTTGCAGAATCAGCTTTAGGATGTACTTCTGCTGCAAGCTGTCGTCACGGCGCTTGCCCGCCATAATCTGCTTCAGGCTCACCCATTCGATGCCCAACACCAGTGCAATCCATTCCACCACAGGGGAGATTCTGGCTTCGATGCAAGCATCAAAGAAGAAGTCAAGACGTTGCTGTACTTCAATCGGATTGTTCATGTCCACGCTCGGAAGATCGCCAAAATACTTGGCTGCAATCATGCCGATGACTTTCTTGTCTTCTTCGTCACCGATTCTCGACTGCAAATCGCCCGTATTCAGCATTTTAGACCTCGTGATTGCTAACTCCTGTTGTTCTTTCACCTTTTTACTCACCTGTGAGCGGATAGATTTCCGCTTGTTAAGCATCTGTTGTTTCTTCTTCTCTCGCTCTTTCTCGCGCTTCGCAGCGGCTTCTTCTTTCGCCTTTTGCGCCCGCTTCTCACGCTTTTTCTTTTCAGCTTCGGTCAGCGGCGGTCTGCCACGACCACGCTTCGGGGGTGTTGCCATGTATCAGGCCTCCTTGATGGGTTTCCAAACAGGGTATGCGTATGGATGCTTTGCAACGCCATTCCACAACCACTTATATGGATAACCTACGCAAGCGGACTTTGTGATCGGCCCAGCAATCGCCATCACATAGCCGTTTTCATCTGCATCTTCTTTCTTAGGTGGTTGTTCGAATGTGCTTCTCCACAAGCCCTCAAACCCGATTTCGCTATAAGAGCAGGTTTCAAAATAGTGTGTAGCCATCCCAAGTTCTTGCTCGATATCGCTACGGATGCTCTTGTCATCCTCATCTGCTTCGGTTTCGAGAACAAGGTAAATCCGCTTTTTCATGCTCTCACCTCTTCATCTTCGTTTCGATGTTTCTCAGTTCTCGTGCAATCCACAAAATGGAGCAGCAGTTGTCCCACTGCCGCCACCAAGCGCACTTTTCTTTCTCGCATACGCACCGCCCAAGCGGATTGCTGGTCAGCTTCATCGGGCAGTAAAGTTCGTTGTCCATTAGTACTCCTTTTCGATATGAACCCTTGCAACGCCGACCATCGCATCATCGGAACAGCTCATAATCCTGCCGTTACGGAGCGACACGCAGTTATATATAGTGCCGCTACAAAAGATGGGGCTGCACGTAATCTCACTTGTCTTCATATTAAGTTCGCCTTTGTAGTAAAACGGTTCTCCTTCCTTGAGCGAATCAAAACGAACTCTCTTCTTGCTATGCTCTCCACGAATTTCCATACTTACCTCCACCCCATCACAACAGCCGTACAAACGGCCAGACACACGTTGACGAACATCCAGACGAGCATTGCCTGACGTTCTTCAAACAGGTTGTCTACCATGCCTTTGATTGTCCGTTCGGACTGAACCACCACCGCCAGAAGGACTAGGCAGACCAGCCAGCGAGTTGCAAATTCAAACATTGTTATCCTCCATCAAATCGTCCATGCTTAACTGGCCGCTGATGTTGTCATCTTCCATCCACCAGCGAAAAACGTCCATGCCGGTCTGCCAGTCGTCTGTCGCAAATTTCTTTCCTTCAGATTCAAGATTTCTCTTTTTACGAGCTTTCAACATTCTTTCAAACGCTGAGATGTACATTTTCTCGTAAGCAGGCCAGCGAATAAACTCGCGCTGTCTGCTCCCCCTACCGGCCATAGGACAGCCGATGCAGCCAACACGTTTCTGCCCTTCGCAATACAGCGGATTAACAGGCAGGTGTTCGCTGTGTGTGTAGTCCCACACATCATCGTCAGACCAGTCCACGATCGGATTGACAGTCATCTTGCCCTTAAGGTTGCAAGTCTCGAACAGTTGCCGCTTTTCATCGTTGTCGCCCATTAAGATGATTCTTTTTGCAGGGTCTTTGTGCATCAGTTCCATCACGCCACGACTGTTTTTGCGCCGTGCAGATTCTGCCCACCGAACGCCTGTAGCGATAAACCGATTCTTTCCCGTGTTTTCTTTCAGAACATCACAGCAATACCGCACAAGTCTTGTAGGTGGCATCAGCTTTTGCGGAATCAGCGTCCACATGGACACAGGATTGTCCTTGTATCGTGGCATAACGATAGAGCATTTGATTCCACGTTCTTCCATCGCCTCGAACTGCTCACGGATGAAATAGACCGTCTCCGGCGCATCTGCTGTAGTATGGCTGTTGACTACCTCAAAGTTGATTCCTGCACGTTCAGCCAGAGCCACAAGCACTTGTGAATCCTTGCCGCCAGAGTACGTAACCATCAGCGGCTTCTTGTACCGATGCTCGGATAGCCGTGCAGCGTCCTGCAACCGTGCAATAGCAAGCTGTTCCTTGTCCATCAGCTCCACCTTTCTCTCAGCTCTTTTTCGACCTGCTCCGACTTTGCGGTAATGTAATCTGCGAACTCGTCAGGGGTCATGTCCTCTTCTTTGAACTTGCCGACCATCTCCCAGTACCTGTCACCAATGCGGATGATTTTCTGCACCTGTTCATCGGTCAAGTCTGCATCGCACCGAAGGTTCTGAATCAGTGCGCCCCATGTGGCGGTTATTCCATCCAGAGCCACGCGAAAGCCGTACAACTGATTCTGTCGTGCGATTTTGCGGAGGTTGGTCGGTTTGACCTGTTTGCCACACAGGGGGCAGTTACCAAATTTATTCATCCGACTGCTCCTTTGCTTCAAGGCGAGAGAGCCAACGATCAAGCTTTATCTCGGCGGTCTTGTAGATTTCCTCCGAAACCCTTGCCTTGATACATGGTTTTGAATCAGACAAATAGACCGTAAACGCAACTTTAATGTCTGCTAGTTCTTCTAGCGGATTTTCTTCGCACTCCTCAACGCTCTTCGGTGTCGGATTCGTATTATCCAGCGCACGGCGTAGCTTCAACGCAGCCTGTGCCAGTTCGGACGCTTCTTCTGCCAACTGTGCCAAGATTTCCGTCTTGGGCAGGATGTCTGAGACTTTCTTGCTCACTTCTGTTCTCCTTTCAGCCAGTCGTTCAGCTTTACCATGCAAGAGGGGCAAAGAATGAACGACCTGTCTGGCGAACATTCATAGCCATGTTCTTTGATTTTCACTTTTCGGATTCCGTTCGTTTCGCCGTGCCACGAAAAGCACTTGCCGCATCGGTCGCAAATTGCAACCTCAATATCATTGAACCTCATTCTCGTTCTCCAATCTTTTTAGCAGCCCGTCCACGTCATACCGCCAATGGACACGCAACCTTTTTGCTTTGACCTCTATTCCCTCTTGTTCTGCCCACTGCCAAGGGATGCTTTTCCGGCTCTCGTTGTAACGGAACGCCAGAACCTTGCTGGCAGGGATTGCAAAGGTGCGGTTGACCGCCCTGTAATTGACTATTACATGGGCGGTCTGACCGCCGTACCCCATCGCATCCACCATGTCAGTGATGTGCTTTTCCTTGCGGTACTTGCACTTTGCCTTGTCGTACTTGCCGAACACTTTTTCCAGAGGGATAGAGGGCGTTTCGATGGTTTTCAGCTCAAACAGGTGGTTCATCGGGTAACGGTACAAAAGGAAGTCACAGATGTTGTCGATGGAAAACGACAGGTTCTCGTTGCCGCCGTAGTAGGTGGCAGCACTGTCTTTCAGGCGGTAGCACCACGCATTGGATGGGACGGATGCTTTGAAGTCTGCTTCAAACTGCTTGCCGGTGTTCATAAATCAACCCGTCCATCGTTTTCTTCTCCATGTGTATGGATAAACATAAAGCATTCCTCTCTTAATCATTCTTTCTGTCATCTGTTTTGCCAGCTCAAGGGATGATGCTCTTGGCGCGAAAATCTGTTCCGGGTATTTGATTTCCACCATCAATCCGTTTCGGATAATAGATTTTTCGCACGGATACTTGTAACCGTCTTTCAGGATATAGCCGACCATCTTCTTGCCACTATATGGCTTAAACCCATACCAAATGCAAGAAAGCGGGCTACTTTCAAACGGAACCAAAATCTGTTTATTTGAATCAAATCTGCAATGGCTGTTCAAAACAGAAGCGATGTGCTTCATCGTTTTCTTCGATGGATTTCTCATCCTCGTTCACCTCTAAATTCGCTTCCGAGAAACCGTTTCTTGCCTTTTTCTCAGTGCTTGTCCTCATAATCACGGTGGTACACGCTCTGGCTGTGGTTCAGCTCATATACGAATGCTTTGCGTTCCTCAAAGTCTTTCTTTTCTGCCTTGTACTTTTCGCAGGTGTCGTGGCAAGCTTGGTGGCGTGATGTGCAGTTGAGACAACAGGTAATCATTCTTCGCCAAATCTCCTTTTTGTTACAGCCATCGGGAACTCCTCGATTTCGCTTGCCCACCGTGCGGTTCCATCTCCGTATGCTCTTTGCCAGACCAGAGGGAAACCACCCAGACCATCGAATAGGCTACCCAGTGTAGGTTTTTCTTTTAGGTAAGGGCGCATCTTCTGCACCAACCAAAACCACTGCGGCAAAGCGATTGAGTTGCCTAGAGCCTTGTACCGTGGGCTGTCAGCGTATTTGTGCTTCTTTCCTTTGCTATCCGTCCAGTCACCAATGTCGGTGTATCCGTCCGGGTAGCCTTGTAGCCGTTCACATTCAACAGGGGTCAAGCGGCGAACAATCCAGCGGATGGCTTTCTCTGCAATCAGGCACTCGCTGCCATTGCCGATGTTCCCTGCTTTCGCTTTCAAGGTTGAGCATTTGTCGCTTTCCTTGTAGTGGCTGAACGACTGTTCGTTGAAGGTCTTGCGTTCGATTGCAATGGCCGTGTAATCTGTGATTCTGTTTTCGTGGTCGCCTGTAATGGTCGGTACGATTTTTCCATCGCCGTTTTCACGAGCATCATAAACAACAGGCTGAAACAACGTCTGGTCTTGCAACGTAGAAATCGTTGCGCTCAATTCAGTTTGAACCAGAGCGCCTTTACCGCCACCCTCACATCCAGAACGGATTTTTAGAGTGTAGGCTGCGGGTTCTGTGCATCGAGTCGAAGTCTCTCGATGGTCTGATTCCAATACTCGTCCAGTTCCTTTTCCTCCAGACCTTTCTGTTCCTTCACTTTCTGCATCACCTGTGATAGAGTTCCCGGATTCCACCATTCGATCATATCCAGCAACGCTTGCTTCAGGAGTTCGGGCAAAGGTTTTCCACGCCGGGATGCTCTCACAAGGATTCCCTGACAGGCTCGTGCGCTCAAATAGTATTTCTGCGGCACGTTGTCCTCCAAAATCCACGACAAGAGCGATTCTCTTTCGGCGTTGGGGAACTCCCCAATATTGAGCGTCGAGCTGTCGCCAAGCCAGAGACCATCCGTTTCCGGCGATTGCTCCGGCTTTGCTCCATCTGCCCCCCCTACCCGAAGGTCGAGGAATTGAAGCGTCTGGTTGTTCCACGCGGGCAAGCTCTTCCAGCACGGCTCTGAAATCTTCTCCTCCGTTAGAGCTGAATGCTCCGGGTACGTTTTCCCAAACAGCGAAAGTTGGATACAGTCCATTTGTGCTTGACCTCATTTCTTTTATGACTTGAACCGCTTCCATGAACAACCCGGAGCGTTCTCCGGCAAGTCCCGCCCTGCGTCCAGCAATGGACAAGTCCTGACACGGGCTTCCGAACGTGATACAATCCACAGGCTCTATCTGGTCACCGTGAATCTTTGTGATGTCGCCCAAGTGTTTCATCTTTCCAAACGTCCGTTCAGCCAGATAACGCAGCTCTTATATAAGGTAGGCGGTCATGACTTTGCAGAAGCAAAAGCCTTGCTCATATCAGCGATAATGTCATATCGGTCTTGATACTTGCTATACACGGTCGTTCCAGTGCCAAGCCCAATCTGCGTCTGGTTGATAGATGCAGGAACTATGTAGATGCTTTCTTTTTCTTCGCTCTTTGCGATCAAAAAGTAAACATCACAAGTCGGAAAGCGTTTTTCAAGGTTAAACGAATAGCAAAAACTCTTATTTGCTTTGCTCGGCCTTGCCGTTTTCACATCAACCTTAACGCTTCCATTAACATAAAGGTCATAGGCGTATCTAGTTGACATTCGCTCAACCGCAAATCCATGTTCTTCCAGCAGTTTTGTAGCAAGGTCTTCGCCATACTTTCCGAATTGCGTTTCGCTTTCTTTCATTTCGACATTGAGGATTTCAGCTATTTTGTAATAGCCACCCGGAAAACGGCGAATTGCATTTGTCAACTTGTCGTTTCCGTAATACTCGCTCAATTCACTTCTTGATGGCATTCTGGTTAAACCAGTGGCAGACATACAGGCTTTCACATACAGCAAGATTTTATCTTGCGTCCAATGCGTTTTTTCTTCCTGATTCATGCGCATCTCCAATCAGAATGGCAACGAACCATCATCGTCAATCACAGAGAAGTCATCCGTGTTGCCCTTAGAGTAGTTTTGCGGTGCATCCTGCGCCCGATCAGCAGGCTTGCTGTCCGACTTGCCACCGCAGAAGTCAACCTTGTTCGCCATGATTTCCGTTGCGGTGCGGTTGTTCCCCTGCTTGTCGATATATTTTCGGGTCTGGATGCTACCAGTCACCAGAATCAGGCTACCCTTCTGGAACCACTTAGAAACGAACAGTGCCGTATTTCCAAATGCGGTGCAGTTAAAGAAGTCGGTTTCTTTCTGACCGCCGCTCTGACGGTCGCAAGCAATGCTGAACGTGCAAACATCCTTGCCGGACTTCGTGACCTTAGCTTCGGGCGTGTGAACCAGACGCCCCTGAATTGCGATAGAGTTGAGCATTATTTAGCCCTCCTTCGGCTGTTTCTGGGCACAGTCCCAACACAGGACACGCCCAAAGCGTTTCTTTGTGCTTCTTGCGGTTTCCAGCGGCGATACGGTGCGGTTGTTGTACTGAATAGGCTGCAACTGCTTTCCGCAGAAAGCGCATGGGGGAATATTTTCTGTCTCCGCTTGCTTCTGCACAGGCTTGCTGGCTCTGCTTGCCGTCTGCTTCTGGTACTCATCCGTGTCAGCGTCTTTTGTATCGTCAATGCAGAACAGACCGTTCAGAGCGTACTTTCTAGCGTAGCTGCTTGCAGTGCCGGTAATCTGCGAATCGTCCATGCCCTTCTTAAATTCAGGCTCACGAGCGTATGCAGTCACCGTATAGGTGGCTCCATCCTGCGATTCAACAGTTGCAGTGGCTTCGATATAGTGCCAGCTGTCAACGATAACAGGCTTGTCAGAAAGCCGCAGCACAAGGCTATGCGCTTTCAAGATTGGCTTTACCGCTTCAAGGATGTCCTCACACGAACGGTACTTGTAACCGCCGAACTTGTTCATCTGTCCCTTCGGGGCTTTCAACTCTGACTGAACAGCCATCAGAGCTTCATGGATTTTGCTGTTATCCATCAGTTGTTCTCCTTCCTCGCTTCTTTTCTCGCTTTACGGCAAGCCGGGCAACGATTAGGCAATGCCATGTTATGCGATTCAAAGAAAATGCGTTCTGCACGAGAAATCTTGAATACTTTGCCGCAATCACGGCACATTTTCTCGATGCTTGTGTTCTCGTCCCACGAAGCCCTTCTTGCGGCATCTTTAACAGCAAACAATTCCTTAATGCTGTCATAAGGGTTCCTAACAAGCGTATGCTGCGGTGCGTGACCGTTCTTGCGAAGCGTTTCCTCTAAGTTGTTCCTTTTGCAGTTTGCGCAAAGAGTTTCTGTGCTGTTTGGAAACACCGAAAAAGGCTTATTGCACTTTTCGCAGTGCTTGATTTCTTTCTTGTATTTACCAATTTTCTTTCCTTTCTTTGGCTTCATTAAGCTTCATTGTTCTTACTTTGGCTTAACATGGCTGTACAAAATCAACCAGCCATCAGTTCTGCCAACTGCGCACGGAGGTCTTTCAACTCCGATTCCCTGTCGTCAATTTCGGACTGCAAGTCCTCAATCTCTGCCTGACGGTCTGCTTCTTTGGCTTCTGCCATCTGTTCGTTGGTCATAAAGTACACGCCGTCCTCCGGCTCGTTTATTCCTCCGAATCTGTCAAGGTTAATCATCTTTTGGTCTCCCTCTCTTACGCTCCTCTTTGATTTGCAGCGCACTGTACCACTGGTCTTTGTCGATCTCGATGGTTGACCACCGGTGATTGCAGACAAGACACTTTTTTCTGCGAACGATGCTGTCGTGGTCAGACCGGCTGTCAATCGTTGTAATGTTGTCGCTACCGCACATCGGGCATTTCATCGTGCATCCCTCCACTCGCTGGTGTGGTGGGCAACACGATTGATTTTCCGGCGCTCGCGTTCGCTTCGCTCTTCTTCTTCGGCGCTAACAGCCAGCGCACACAGAACGATAGCTGTTGCAAGAAATCCGCACGACACGATTACCCAGCCAAGCATCTGTGCTGTGGTCTGGCAGCCCTGAATCGTGTCTCCGCAGCCAACCGCTGCGATTGCAGACGCCAGACCAATCATTGACAATGCTGCTCCTTTCAAAGTTTTCATTTTTGTCCCCTTAATACAAGTTCAAAGTAATATGGTTTCGTTCCGTCAATGGCTATGTCGGCATCTAGCACTTTAGCAAGCCTTAAAAGCGTTTCTGTCCGGACGCCAGCCTTGTTGAATACTTTCTTTTTGCCAAGAATGCCGTCCAGTGTAGGTCTTGAAACTCCGCTTTGTCTGCTTAGATCACACAACCGAATGTTCCTAGCTTGCATCGCTTCCGCAAGTGTCATGCTTTTGTACCTTTGTTCCCGAAAATCCAGATGGTTGCCATCAGAGCACCAACCGCGATGATTGCCCGCGTTGCGTTCACACCAACCAAAATGTCAATCCGGTGAATCAGCCAGAAGTTCAGCAGAAACGCTGCGAGAATCAGTGCTAAAACAACGCCCCAGATCAGGACGATTTCTACCAGTGCTTTCATCTTTGCCCTTTCTATTGTGTATGTGTTCCAGCCGGTCTTTCTCCCGGCTATGCCAGCGGATTTCCCGCTTTCCGTAGTATCTACCGTTCATAGGTCAACTCTCCTGTCGCAAGCATCTGCGACACCTCGCCGTAATGCTTGCCCAGTTTGTCCGCAAGGGCTTGTACTTCTCCGATGGACGGAAATGTCTTTTCCGGTTTGTACGCTGCCTTCTTGCGCTTCCTGTCACGCTCTTTGTCAACCTTGCGCTTGCATTCTGAACAGTACTTTTTTGTCGGTCTGACAACGCCAAGATACAGGCCGCAACGCTCACAGTACTTAATTTCCATCCACTTCACTTGCCTTTCTTAAGGCTCTTTCATTGTGTTCAGAAAAACACTGGTCAAGAAACTGGATGAACTTTGCGATTTTCTCTGCATCTTCCGGTGTGCAACCATTTTCCACAAAGCGCCTTGTCGTCTGCTCACGCTTGAAATCCGAGTAGGTCTTGGCAGCAGCGTCAATGGCAAACTTGGCTTCTTCCGGGTATTCAAGGTCTACCTTTAATGTGATAATCTGCTCCATGTTCAGTCCTCCGCTTTCTGGTTCTTCTCTGCTTTCAAGAAAAGGTTTACAAAGTAGACTTGGCCGCGGCCGGAAATCTTCGGAGTGCGGTTAATGGAAATGTGGTCGCTGTGTTGAATCGTGGTCTCTTTGATTTCAAACAGCCCCATCTCCATACTGCGCTGCGTTGGCAAGTTGTAGTCGCTTCGTTTCGGGTCTTTAATGAGGTAGCCGTTCTTTCGCATCCAGTCGAACAAGCGGTTCTGTCCGATGTTAATGCCATTTTGCGAAAGCAGCTTTGCAAGCTCACCAACGAGAATGGATTTTTTGCTTGCTGAAACTGCGTCAGCAAAAAGAGCTTTCGGCTTCATGGTTTCAATCTGCTTGTCTTTCTCTTCCAGTTCCTCATGCGCTGCGATCAGTGCAGTTGCAAGAAGCTGCGACCGGGTAAGCTGCGGTGCGTTGTAGCTTCCGGTCTTACGGATTGCAGGAAGCACATCGTTTGTGACCCATCTGCGAAACGGTGCTGCTTCTGGTTTGTCGCTACGGAGGATGACATGGTACAAGCCGCTCTCGTTGATAATTGTGGTTGACTGCTGACGGCCCATGCTATCGGTGAGGGGTGTTTGGCACACCTCATCTTCATCAAGCCGTCTTGCGACAACTTTATGGTCTGCGATGTCGAGAACTCCGCACACGTCTTTCAGAACAAACCACGCTTCTCCATCCACATCGACTGTGCGAACTTTGCTGTTCTGATATTCAAAAACTTGAATGTTTGCCATTTTTTCTCTCCCTTCTTACACTCCCGAATCCTGAATATTCAAAATCCGGCAGATGCTTTTCTTGATGCCGGGCGTTTCCAGCTTCCCTGTCTTAACCTTGAAAAGGTAAGAACGGTCAAAATATCGTCCGGTGTCCTCCTTGACTTTTTCAATCAACCAGTCATTGGTCTTGTCTTTTTGGATAAGAGCAATCTCGATTTGTTTGCCAAAGTCACACAGAGGCTTTTTTTCAGCCATTATTTCACCTCCGGCTATTGATTTTTACGCATAAGTGTAATATAATGAAGTTGCTAGAAATCATTCATTACGCCTTCGCGGTACGGTCTTAGTATAATACGCTTTCGCGTAAAATGCAAGGCTTTTTTAAGCGTTCGCGTAATTTCAGCAAACCTTACAATGCGAGGACTGGAATTATGGCAAACTTGTACGAAAATATTGAAAAACTCTGCAAGCAGCGTGGAGTAAACGTGACCACCATGTGCAAGGAATCGGGCGCAAGCCGTGGGTCTTTGACCGATTTGAAAAACGGTAGAAAGCAGACCCTGAAATATGAGACGCTTGACAAGATAGCTTCTTATTTCGGAACAAGCGTGGATACATTGGTTTCTGGTGAGCAAAAAGAAAACCCGCCCCAGCAGCCGCAAAGCGAAGTTGACGCGGATATCAAATGGATTGAGCAAAAGCTAGTAGAGATGCCGAAAGAAAAGCGTGAAGCTTTGATGAAGCTTATCAGGACTATGTGAGGTGACGGCGTGGGCAAAAAGAAATTTAGCAAAGAAGAACTGCTGAACGACAAAAGTTCTCACATGGGTGATAGGTTTTCATTTGCCTTCGGTGCGCTTTTCTTGGTTGCTTCATTTATTTTCCTTATGTATTCTTCAACCGCCTTTTTAATCGTTGCAGCCATTGGGGCTATGATGCTGATAAAAGGTAAACGCGGATACGATATGTTTCTTGAAAGAGAAAGGCTCAAAACAAAAATGTACGAAACACCTGTGTCCGCAAAGATTGTAGGCTCTGGTGAAAGCAAGAAGGCCGGAAGCGCCGCACTCCGTTCCGCTGTTGGCGGTTCAATTGCCGGATTGCCCGGTGCTGTTTACGGTGTAGCATCCGCAAAATCTAAAACCACCGTCACGTTTTATGTGACGTATGAAGATGGGCACAGCGGAACTGAAACCGTAAAATCTGATTCTAGCCGGTTCTTAAAATTGATGAAAATCTGTGAAGATTGACCCGGTACAAATAAAACCCCTTGCGCCGGGCTTTCGGTAGCCTTATGCGCAAGGGGTTTTGTCATGCGTTAGTTATTATTTCTTTAGCTGCCGGAATCTTTTCAGGATGTTCCAGCAGCCATGCAATAAATCGGTCAATCTTAGCTCTTTCCTGTTCACTCATTGTGGCATATCCTCCCGATCTGTAAATGCAGATGTTCATTTGATACGATTATACATCTTCTAGTTGTCAAGTCAATGTCTTTTGAACAACTTTGTAAAAATCGAACGTTTTCTTCACATCCATTACTTCACATCAGGGAAGCCACGAGTGTTTAAGTCAAAAGGGACAACGCCTATCCATCTTTCCTCCAATCACAGCTCTACGAGCTGTCCGTCAATGCGTTCGATGCTGTCTGCCGGGTCGCGTCCATCATCTAAGGCGGCTACGGCACGTTCCAGGATGCCTTTTGCTTCGAGGTAAGCATCTTTATCAGCTTCGTACCCAGAAAGGCTCAGGACAAGCTCCAGCGTCCGTCTGCGAGCGTATGGGATAATCAGAGCATCTACGGTTCGGTTCATTAGCTTTCCTCCCACGGTTCAGGTGTGTGCGGCTTCCCATCGGGAACACTGGCAGGCATTCCGTCGATAATCGGCATACGTTCATGGTTCCAGATTGCAGTTTCTTTCATTTTTGTTCCACTCCTCTTTGGAATTTTTTGACAATACAGTTATAACACAGGCTGCTGTTGGTTCTCCATAGCAGCTTTTTCCATTTTTTGGCTTGTCGAAACCGGCAGTTTTGCTGGATTTTGTTGAAAGGGTGAGAATTTATGGATGAGTATTTAGTAAGAACAGCCAAAGCATTAGAGATAGCTCGAATGCGTTCCGGCTTGAGCCAGCAGAAATTGGCGGCAAAAATGGGCGTGAATCGTGGCACGGTCGCCAATTGGGAGCAAGGTCTGGCAGCCATCTCCCTGCCGATGGCTATGCGCTGGTTCACCTGCTGCGGCGTATCGGTGGCTCGATACATGGACGCTTGCATTCACCCAGGGCTGCTGGAACACTTGGAAGACGGCCTTTCCGATCTGGAGAAACGGCGGATTCTCATAGATGCTATGATGGAGTGCTCCTCCTATGAGATAGATGCCTTGCTGTATATCAGGTACGGAGATCACGGCTCAGACCACATCGGCGTGTTGACAGAAATTTTGGCAAACCTCCACACGCCGTTGAAGGATAGGGTCGCTGTCTGCCGGATGGCGTCCGGTAACTATGAGATGGCACAGGCTACCAAAACTGACCCAGACCCGAACGGAACCGCCCCAAAGATGGAGATTCTCTATCAGGCGCAGGACGCTGGAACGGAAGCTGCTATGAAGTCCAATGATTCCTATACCGTGAACCCCAATAATATAACTGGTTGATTGTCGAATTATCGAAGTTTTTGAAGAACATTTTGTCCACGTTCATCCACTTTTTGTACACCTATCGGGCAAATTTACCTTGTCAATCCGTCCCCCATAGGCTGTAAATTAACAGCATTCGCGCGGAATAAATAACGAATTATCGTAAATCTATTGTCTGCGATTGGTCGGCTTGTCAATCTGTCCCCCATAGCACCGACTTAAAAGTTTTTCATCCACTTTTTGTACACGTTAGGTAAACCTAACCGTTAAGCGTTTCAACCTTTCGGATGTTAAACATCTGTTTATTTGGCGATATTTGCTTTGTGTTTTCCACTTTTTAAGAGAGAAAGAAAAGATTTTGTGGAAAATTTTCTTCTTCTGCTATTAGTAGAAGTTATTTTATAATCTTGTTAATAGTCTTGTTTTATATAATGTAAAGAGGTGTACAAAAAATGGATATAGGTGTACAGATTGTGGAAATAGGTGTACGAAATGTGGACAGTTAGGTGTACAAGAAGTGGAAATAGGTGTACACTTGCTATTGATTTGTACACCTATCTGTGATATACTCTTATACGAGAGGAGGCGTGATAAGATTGTCTGATATTAAAGGCGGGAACTTGGTTGAAAAAAGCAGACAGCTTGTTTGGGCAAAGTTCACTGACTATACAGCAGGAGAACTACGGTTACTTGAAGTGTATCTTAGCCGCATCAATCCGAGAGACCCTGAAACTTCAACGGTTCAGTTTACGTTACAAGAGTATTGCGAGTTTTTGGGGTTGAAAATCAACTCTAGGAATTTGAAAGCACAGGTCAAGCATTTCATCGACAACTCTGTTGAAGTTCCTAGAGGTGACGGTTCAGGCTCGTTTGACCTGTATCCCCTGTTCAGTAGAGCAACTGTAAACTTTGAACCTAGTTTAATGAATATTACTGTGTCATTGTGTTGCAATCCGCTTCTGCAACCTGTTTTCTTCGACATTGCGGAGCGTGGATATGTCAAGTATCGCTTGCGCTACACAGCGAATATGAAATCGCAGTATAGCATTTTGCTGTATTCAATTCTCCGAGAGTTCATCGGACGTGGCGTGAGCCAGCCCGAAATTACGTTGGATAGATTAAGGGAACAGCTTGGTGCAAGAGAACCTAGCTATCAAGAGTTCAAGCATCTTAGGCGGCGTGTCATTGATATTGCGGTAGCTGAAATAAACGAAGTATCAGACCTGTGCGTTGAATATGACAAGGTCATGAGAGGCCGCAATGCGGTTGCTGTGAAGTTCAATGTAGCTTTCAAGTCTAATGAGCCAGTCATAGACGTTGAAGCCAACGAGGTTGAGAGCGTAGAGCTAAAAGATGTTCCAAAGAGCCAACGACCTGCCAGAAAGCCCCGTAGCGGTGCATACGAGGATGTGGATTGGGAATCTATTGCGCCGGAAATGTCTAAAAGCCAGTGTATCTTGACCGCAAAGCTGGTGGCAAAGAGATTACCGGAGAAGTATCCGAACATCAAGCCTAACAAGAAAAAAGAAGCCGTTGTGAACATCATTGAGAACGCATACAGGATTCTTGTCAGTGAACGGCTTGATAGGATTGAAAAAGACCCCGGTGCTTATATGTACTCAATTTTGAAAGAAGCAGACCTTGACGATTATGCTACGTTTGATGATAGCTTCTTGAAGTAGTCATACATAGCAAATAAAAGAAAGAGTGATAAAATGACAAAAATTATAGCTGTCGCCAACCAGAAGGGCGGCACAGGAAAGACCACCACAAGCACCTGTCTGGCTGGTGCATTGCAGTTGCTTGGAAAGAAAGTCCTGCTGGTGGACTGCGATGCCCAGTGCAACGCAACGGACACCTACGGCGCACAGACAGAGGACGTATGTACCCTGTTCGATGTGATGACCCGGCAAGGAACAGTAGAGGAAGGAATTCAGCACTGTGAAGCTGGTGACATTCTTCCGTCCGACAACGCATTGAAGGACATTGACGAACAGCTTGTCCGGGACATGGGCAAGAACTTCCGGCTGCGAGAAGCCCTTGAAAGCGTATCTGGGCAGTATGATTACATTGTGCTGGACACTCCCCCTCAGCTTGGTCTTGCGCTTGTGAACGCGCTGATCGCTGCCAACAGCATCATCGTGCCCATCACGGCAGACCGTTACGCACTGGCCGGTTTGAGCCAGCTTTCGCAGACCATCGGCGATGTTCGCAGATACTTCAATCCGACTTTGAAGATTGAAGGATTGCTCTTGAACCAGTACAAGAGCCGAGAGAACCTGTCCAAAGAGGTTGTGGAGCAGCTTCCTGTGATTGCACAGAGCATGGGAACAAAGCTGCTTGACGTGAAGATTAGACCGTCTATGGGCGTTCGTAAGGCGCAGGCAGAGCGGCACAGCCTGTTTAGCGGTGACACGGCAAAGAGTACCAGCGCAGAGGATTTCAAGGCGTTGGCGCAGATGATTGTAGAGGGGGATGCAAAATGAGCGATTTTTACCCACATCTTTTGAATGCAACTTGTGTTGATGACACGGAGCAAGTCTACGTTATCAATTTTGGTTTTTCATTTAATGACCTTTCCGATAAAGAGAAAGAAATGGCGTTTCATTCTCAGTGGTATCTAGCTGAAAAGTATTGCAAAAAGTGGCAGAAAGAACTTGCAAATAATCAATGGGCAAAATCAGAAGATAAAATGCCAGATGAACTAAACCCATACGTTATCGGGTTTAGCAAAGACGAATACGATGTAGAAATTGTAAGCTATGAAGAAGATTTTAAGGAATGGCGGGACAAAAGCGGAAAGCCGCATAATATAACTCACTGGATGCCGTTGCCGACCGTTCCTGACCTTGATGAAGATTGGGAGGAAGAGGAATGAAGTCAACCAGCAAAAAATCCACAGGCTTGCTTGGCGGCTTTGATTTTCAGCCTATTTTTTCGGAGCAGACATTAAGCCAAAGTGAGCCAAAGGAAGAAGAAGTAAGCCAAGCAAAGCCGAGCGAAGCCGAACAAGCACCAATTAAGCCAAGTGAAGCCACAGACAGCCATGCACAGCCTAATGAAGCACAATTAAGCAGTGTTAAGCCGAAGCAAGCCAAAAACAGCGAAACACAGCCGAACAATGCCATAGTAAGCGAAAGTAAACCAAAGAAACTGAAACAGGCGAAGGAAGTTCAACGTCTTATCGAACAAGGCGATGTTCCCGGCGCACTAGCCGAAGCTGGTTTGATAAAGAAAAAAATCCCGATGCCGGAATCGCATCAGGGCGTTGCAAGCGGCGATGGCAAGCGTTCAAAGCGCATTACCATCCTTATGAGCGAGGAAGAGCGCAAGTATATCAACCGTGAAGCTAGACGGCACGGAATGACGATTGGGCAGTTCGTATACGCTCTGGCAGTTGCGGCGGCAGAGGGGAAGATTGAGTTGGAGGATTTCTTAGATGAATGATAGTGAACGACACCTTATTCGATTTGTTTGCGATGGCGATATGCGAAACGCGCAAAAAGCCGTTAAAATCATTTTGGATTCTATGTCATCCAAAAAAGATGAGCAGTTCAAAGAAAATATGTTTCGCAAGTTGGAAAGCAAAAGAGAATTTATTGAATTGCCATATAACTTACAGCATCTTTTGATTGCAGAGGATACAGAAGAATTTCCAGAAGCAAGATTCCTTCTTAGAAACGAAGAAAAAAGTATAACGCAGAAAATCGTTGCTATTTATCGAGCATCTGAAAAATTGAACGAGATGGGCATTCCTTATTTGCCAGCATTGATGCTTTATGGGCAAAGCGGATGCGGAAAAACCATGCTGGCTAGATATATCGCGCATAAAGCAAAACTTCCGTTTTTGAGGATTCAATTTTCAAGTCTAGTTGATTCGCACTTAGGGCAAACGCAATCTAACCTTGCAAGAATCTTTGATTATGTAAGAACTGCGCCTTGTGTACTTTGCTTTGATGAAATAGACGCGGTAGGTATGGCTCGTGGGCAAAAAGATGACGTTGGAGAAATGAACCGTGTGGTTATTGCAATCATGCAGGAAATGGATAGATTGCCGAACAATGTTATTATTATTGGAACGACAAACCGATTTGATAGGCTTGATCCTGCACTTACAAGAAGATTCCCATTACAATACGAATTAAAGCCGTTGTGTCGTGCGGATGCAGAAATACTTTCTAAAAGGTTCTTTGAATATACAAGAGCACAATATGAAAACATAGCTTATGAAGATAATGTTCCTGCATCTACAGTTATCAAAGAATGTACAGAACGAATTGTAAATCAAGTTTTGAATCAAGAGGATTTCTTGGAGGATTGACGTATGATTGTTTATAGACCTCATCGTGGTTCTTTGGAAGATGCCATGAAAGAAGTAAAAACATTTGACAACTGGTATCAGATGACACATTATATTGCAAATAATTGGAATTTGGCGGTTGGCAAGAAAGTGATAGCCCCTGATGATATTGTTATGGACGATAACCCGGTCAATGATGACCGTGTTGGTTGGAAAGACGTTCACATGGTTTTGGCAACTCGTATTGGGAACGACAATTTTATGGAGAAATACGGGAACCCGCAGTGTATCGGGTATTGCACTTACGATGTCTCAAGTGTCAAAAAATACTTAACACCGAAAGAAGTAGGGGGCGAAAACTTTTATTGGGTCAAAATCCAGTACGATGATGACGTAAAGCGCAGACACTTCCAAGCACCGTTCGTCTTGTTTGCGAACAGCAAAGAGGAAGCAAAAGCAAGAATTGAGCGAGAAGTTCCCGGCAAGTTTTCCATTGTCGGAGTGGTGGAACTTGACAAGAGCCTTGTATTCCATCCGCAAGACCTATTTGACATAAAAGCCAAATCCGTACTTTGGGAATAAGGAAAATGCTAGAGGATAGAACAGGCAGCTATCACCCATCGTTAGGAGATGCGGGAACCGTCACCCCGCCTAGCTTTTCCAATAGTAAACCCCTGTGTAGTCGTAATGACCGCACAGGGGTTTCATTTTATTTATCAGCAATGCAATCCCAGTAGAGATATGCCTTGCCGTCTGCGGCATCTGCGTCCTCAAGGAACGCCTTTGCCATGTCAGCGTAGAAGCCCGGAGTGTCAACGGACTGACGCTTTGCAACCTGACAATAATCCGAGTACATCATGTTCATGACCGCCCAGAAATCGTTCGGGTCGCAGTTGATATTGCGCTGTTTGGCAACGTCCTGCGTCTGTTCCAGTGTCCAGTGACAGCCCTTCGTGCCGTCAGCGTTCACCATGCTGTCGCACCATTCCTCTGCTTCATCGTGGGTGAGGTGCTGGCGTGGCATCTTGATGGAGCGGCTGTCCGCACCGCCACGTTCGTACTGCCCAGACCGTTTATCCCAGTCTCCGTTCTGCGAGAAGCCGATTTGCGGCATTCTGCGCCCATTTTCTATGTCAGGGTAGCGGGGGATAGGGTAGGGGTCGATGTAGCGGTTCTCCTCATAGGGATAGCGGTCGTTGCCACCTTCCAGCTTACGCAGACGGCGTTCCAGTTCGCGCTCCCTGCGGTCACGCTCTTCCTCAAGGCGGTCACGCTCCGGCTCACGGTTTTTGTCGTGTTCACGGAGCATCATCATGCGGCGAAAATTAGTCTTGCCCATAATCTATACCTCCTTAAGAAATGGACGCGGGCGCACCGGCGTGGGAACGACAGAAGCAGCCAAGATACTTGAACGTGCCTGTGCCAGTAGCAGACGTTGCCACACGGGTAGCGTAGCGGGTGCGAGTGTGGATGCTCTCAGCGGTTGCCTGAGCGCAGTTGCAGTCGGTCAGAGGGTATGCGGTCGCGCCTGCGCCGATGGTAATGACCACAGGGGCGTTGATGGTGGTCGTGTCCGGGATGCTCTGAGCAACCACGATGCAATACTTCTCTCCGTTCTGATATGCGCCAGCAGGGATATTGATGGTCAGCGTATCATTAGCAAAAGTCACCGACTGGCTCAGAACCAGATGCGGGCAGAGTTTGCAGCTTGTTTTGCAAGCCATAATGTTTTCCTCCTAAAAAATCAGGGGCAGAGGTGTCTTACCCCTGCCCCGATGGTTCACCCGGTTTTATCGGGGAGTGTGTTGGTTAGCAGCAGCCGCAACAGTTCACGCCCACGTTGGGGTTTGCCACCTGATAAGCGGGAATCGGACGAGGATTGACCCGGTTCAAGATGGTATCAGTCTGCTGAGACATCACGGTGGTCAAAAGCGCATTCTGACGATCCTGAGAAGCTGCGAACTTCAGGCTCTGGTTCTCAGCGGTCAAAGTAGCGATCTTATCCTGCGTGAAGTAGTCCATCATGCTGCGGAAGTTGGCGTTGCAGTTGTCCACGATGGCGCGGGCGTTGTCTGCGATAGCCTGACGGGTAGCGCAGTCCTGCTGTGCAATGGTGTACTTCAGGTCGCCGATCAGCTGCTTGTTCTCGCAGCAGCAAGATGCCAGCTGCGTGGCAAGTGCGGTCTGACCCGCCTGCCGTGCGTTGCCCTCCTGCATGATGGCAAGGCTGATGGCGTTGTCGCCGTTAGACACGCTGCGTTCCAGACCGTTCACGAGCTGTGCGTTCTGGTAGCCAAGCTGACAGATGGCGCTGTTCACACCAGCAAAGCCGTTTGCGATGTTGGTGTTGACGCCGTTCATCTGTGCCAGCTGATCATAGCCAAGAGAGCAGATACCGCTCTGGATGCCCGCCAGAGAGCGGGAGGTATCCTGCTGATAAAAGCCCTCAGACAGAGCCGCGCGGGTGTCTGCACCGCCCTGACCAGTTGCGCCAGTGCCGACCAGATAGGGGATGTAGCTGTTCATGCCGTTGTCACCGCCGTTCCGGCCATAGCCGTTTGTGCCCCAGCCGAAGATGATGGCGAGGATGATAACCGCCCACAGACCTTCGTTGCCGAAGAATCCACCGTTGTTATTGCCACCATCCTGCCCAGCCAGATAGCCAGTTGCAAAATCGTCCATAACAAAACTCCTTTCAGTTTTGCGTTATGCTATCCCACCGCCGTATGCGATGGGCGAAGCCAAACAAAAGCGGTTTTTGTCAAGTCCGCAAAACTGAGAAGCGTTTCGCTTAGAGGGATGCGTTATCGGGGCAGCGTCAGATTCAGGGCGCTTGCCAACTGGTTTAAATCGATGCCACGCTCTTTGGCTAAGTTCTGCGCCATCATTCGGAGCTGTGCTTCGTTCTTGCCCTGAATCAGGTTCAGCCCCTGCATAATGGGTGCGCTCTGCCCACCCAACTGCTGGATAAGCCCCATCGGGTTTTGTCCAGCGCGAGCCAGATTTGCAAGTTGCATGATGGGGCTGTGAGTAATCATATCAAACGGAGAGGGCATTGCTTATTCTCCTTTCTTTGCGGCGGCAGAGGGTTTAGAAAAGCTCTTCTGCCACTTTTCCAGCTCATCCAGCCGATGGACAAGGGCGTTGTACTGCTCAATAGGCACATACTGCTGTGTCGGTGCAGCGGTCTGCTGTGCCTGTTGTACTTGCATCTGCCGCCATGTTTCCGGGCTGTAAAACTCTAACACGTCAGATTCACAAGTGTTTGGGTTCAGACGTTTGCAGTAGATGACCCCGCTACGCAAATCCGGGCAATACGTCCATCTTCCGTACAGATCAGATGGAATCGCCAGGAACTCCTCTCTGCTGGAAACAGGTCTGCCGAGTAGACAACCGCCGTCCTGTGCCGACTGCTGAACAGGCTGTTGTCCATTCATCGGCTGCGGGCGCTGCGGTTGTGTCTGTTGCATCTGCGTGTTCGGTAGAGGAGTGACAAGCCCTACCGTGCCCATGCCGCCGTAAGGATTGACAGGCTGCTGCGGAACGTAGGGCGCTTCGGGTGTCGGATAAAAGTTCATAAAGCATCCCTCCTTGTGCTCCCAGTGTACCGCATCAGCAAAAAGCGGAGGACAACGAAGGTACAACGAAGGACAAAAAAGAAAAGCGCCCACACGGAAAAATCCGCATGAGCGCTTAACTGTTAAGGGCACACACATTGGAGTGCAATGCTAAGATATCACATCATTCAATATATGGCAATGTTTTCGACAAAATTGGTGCGAATAAAACAAAATCCACCAGCCTAAAGCTGATGGATTATAAGTGAGCGAGTAATCGCCATGCCACCGAAGTGGCAAAATTGCGTCTCCCGCATGGTACGCACTGCAAGTAGGCGGGCGGGAGACTGGTCGGCGCCTATCTGGCAACCGCTTTTTTCATTCCCAGATAAAGCACTGGGCTAGCTGGCAAATATCCACCCTAATGCGCTTCTTCGAGAGGCCGGGTGGATTTGTTGAGATTATTATACCACAATTCGTGCAAAAAGAAAAGTGGCAGACCCGAAAGCCTGCCGCTTCAACGCGTTTCGTGAAAAATCGCGCTCAATTGAGATTATGATATCACACATCCAGCATTTTTTCAATGCCTTTCAGCCGATAGCCTATCGCCGTCCGGCTGTAATGTGTCTGTGCTGCAATGTCCGGCAGCGGAAGCCGCTCAACATACCGCAGTAAGGCTATCTTACGGTCTACCCTCCCAAGCGGTGCGTTTTTGATAGCTGCAGTCATCTGCTGTCGGTCAAGTCCTTGCAGCGCAGCGGGCAGCACTACACGAGCCGCCGCCACAGGCAGCACCGAGCCAAAAAGGCTGCGGCAGCTGTCCCGCGTTGCGCACCATATTGCCAAGCACGGCAAACTGGTGACAAAACGTCACCAGTTTGTTGACATTGCCGAGATGGTATGTTTTCGTGAGGCCACGAAAACGTGCGCAGACCATTTTCGTGATGCCACGAAATTGCTCTTGTACGGCGTACATTTTGTTGGCGTCAACAAAATGCTCGTATGTGCTTGCCATGATATCCTCCTTACTGCGTGATTTCCTCAGCGTTCGCCTTGTCCTCCGCATCCAGTGCATCGTAGTACGCCTGCGCCAGTTGCTCCACATCTGCGATGTCGTCCTCGGTCAGTAAGCCATTGTCCAGATGTGTGTAGGCTTTATCAAGCCAAAATGCAACATCGCGCCCTGCGGCGATCTCTCGCTTGATGGAGCGTAACGTCAGGTTGTGCCTGGCTTTGGATTTAATTACCATAAGTACCTCCTTATGTGGTAGTCATGGACGCTACTGCGTCCTCAAGGTCAGTAATGCGTTTGATGGGGTCAGCCCTGCCGGTCACCGTCACGCTGTCTGCGTCGGTTATGACCGTGTTCACGCCGGGGAGGGCGGGGATAGGCTGTGCGCCTGTCACAGTGAAAGGCACAGGTTCTGCGAGCTTGTAGCAGACTTGCACAGGGGTTCCGGCGGCGTACTGGGCGGCAAGGTAGGCTTCCCAATCAGCAGTGTCTTTATCCGCATACACTTCGTCGTAAATTCTAAAATATTTATTATTACCAGCTTCAATACTTATTCCAGTTTTGGCTGTGTAAGTATCGTTAGCGGAGCGCGTAACATATTTGTTGCACACGATTTGTCCCTTCTGGTCTGGCGTAGTCGGCGTTTGAATATCTTTTACACGTAAGCAAAATCCGGATTTTCCGCTTATGTTTGTCACCTCCGGAGTCCACGTTTCCGTTCCATCCAGCGTCAACGACTTCCACATCCCCAGTCCCTCACCTGTCACTGCATCTACCGTGCCGCCGTAAATGGTGCGGGGCAGAGTGAGGGTGGCGGTTTGGCCGGTGTAAGGGGTGTAGGCAGTGGCGGTTGTGCCGAGTTCGAGCTGAACTGCAATCGTAAAATCAACGGTTGCCCCTGTAGGGATATTCATTGCAAAGCGCACAGAACCGGGGGAATCAGGACGGCTAAAAGCGCCAGTATCATACGGCTTTGAGCCAGTACAAGTCAGTCCCAGCGTCACAAAATCGCTGTACTGTATCATAACACCCTCCGGGATTTTACCAGCTCTTACAGTTATTGATATTGTTACGTTCGATTTCACAAATAGAGGTATTTTTTGTTCTACATCAAATATATCTGCTGTCCCTGTAGCTGTACCGTAAACGTGCACTAACTGAGATGCCACGTTGTAGTCCATCGTAACACCGTTTTTAGCAATTTGCGTGTCCTTCTCGTAGGGCTGAATCAGATTCTTCCCCGTCACCTTCACCACCACGCTGTCCCTGCCCTTAATTGGGCGGACATTGTCAGGTGATGGGTCACCGCTTCCTTCCTGAACAGGCTTCCAGCTGGCAGTCACGCCCAGCGGATAGCCTGCCACGGGGCAACACACAACAGGGTTGCCGGTCTCTTCCAGCGGCGGGCAGAGCATATCCACGATGTGCTTGCTGCTCCATGGGGCAGAGTCGGTCACAGTGGTGTCATCAATTTGTGTACCATCTTTGCCGTCTGCACCTGCCGGGCCAGCGTCGCCTTTAGGCCCCTGCGGCCCCTCTGGTCCTACTGGGCCTTGTTCACCTTGTGGACCACGCTCGCCCTGAATGCCTTGCGGCCCCTGCTCACCACGAGGGCCAGTTTCACCCTGCGGACCAGTGGCTCCGGTAGCGCCTGTGGGGCCTTGAGGACCCTGCTCACCCTGTGGGCCGACTGGGCCGATGGGGCCAGTGTCGCCCTTTTCACCTTTCTCGCCTTTGAAATCGCCGCTTGAAATGCCATCCCTCAGCTCTTGCAGACTGTCAGCGGCTTCCTGAGCGCTCTGGCTGGCACTGCCTGCACTGGTGGCAGCCTGCTGTGCTACCGTCTGTGCATCTGTCTTGGCCTGCTCTGCGGTGGCGGCATCGGTGTGGACAGCATCCACCAGCTGCTGCCATGCAGGCGTGCCCGGCTCCGGCTCTGTGCCGTCCTCTGTGCCGCTGTTGGCGCTGACACGATACCGCAGGTCTGCGCTGGTCACAGTCTTGGCGCCATCGCTGCCCTCAAAGGTCACGCACCCATTGCCGGGCTGTGCGGTCACGCTGGCGGGCACGGCCACATAGCCGTCCACCACCAGCGAGGATGCCGGTGCCCCGCCGCCCGGCAGGTGCCAGAAGCAGCGGATAGTCAGGCCTTCCCACTCGCCGGTTGCATCGACGTGCAGGCGGTACACGCCCCAGTTTTTAGTGTAGCCAAAGCGCACCAGCTGCTCATAGCCCGGCACTTTGACGACGCCATTGGATGCGAGAGATACGCTTTGCTCGATCATGCTTTACTCCTTGTTGATAGTAGGCTTCTTTTCTGCCAGTGCCTTCTTCATCATGCTGACGGCCTTTTCGATCACACTGTCCAGCACTTCATCGGTGATGAAAGGCTTCAGCCAGTCCGGCAGTGCGCCGCGCAGTGCGGCAAAGACCTGTGCCTTTTTCTTGGCTCCCTGGCCGCTGCCCATGATGCTGTTTTCTGCCAGAGTCACCAGTTCCAGTGCCCACTGCTTGACGTACTGCTTATAGCCCAGGCGAATGGCACCTACGGCCAGAGAGATAAAGCCCAGGGCCATCAGAACCAGGGCGACAGGGGTAGGGATAAAGTTAAGCATTGCTTCCATGTTTTGTTACTCCTTCCATGAGGTAATTATCAATTTTTTCCTTGCTGGCCTGCATAGCGGGCACGTTGTTTCCGGTCAGCTGTGCTTCCAGCAGGGCACGAACGGCTTCAAGCGTCAGGCGGTTTACTTCGTCGATTTCCCCGAAGCGGGACAAATCGCGCCCAAGCGCCAAAGAATGTTGCGCATAGCCCGTTTCTAGCGTTTGCAAGCGCTTGTCCATCTCGTCAAGCCGCTTGTTCTGCGCATCGTCAGGGGCTTTTGCCTTTTTGACGTACTTGTGGATAATTTCCAGCACCTTGTCGATGGTGATGGTCGCAGCGCACAGGCTGCCCAGGACGCCCAGCACCCACAGGAGGGCTTCTTTTTCGGTCATTTGCCCTCCCGGAGACGGGTCAGGCCCTTCTTGCTGATGATTTTCGGATAGTTGCGTGTGGTCACATTGAGGTCAACGTGGCCGGAAATGCCAGGTACGCTGCCCTTACTGGTGTGCTGGTGGGCGTTGTACTTAAAACTAACATTGGGGGTCTTGCCGGTGTAGTCCGCCAGCCATACGTCCCACCGCTCTGCAAGCCTTGCCATGTCCAGATGGACGTTTGCGTAGCTCGTGTAGGTGTAGAGCTGGGCGAAGAAGCCCATCTTCTCAATCTGTTCCAGATGGTAGGCTGCCAGATTGGATAAGTTTCCATAGGGCATCCCGGCAAGATTCGGCGATTCCAGATCCACTGCCACCGGCATGGTCATCTCTTTCCCGACCAGGGCCTTCCGCAGCACGGCAAGCTCCCGGTTTGCCATCTCCTCACTGGTGGCGTTGGTGTAGTAGTATGCCCCCACATCCAGCCCGACTGCCTTTGCGTTGGAATAGTTGTCCTCGAAGGTGGGGTCGATGTAGGGTACACCGCTGCGGCTCCCTACGGCCCGCAGCATCACGCCTTTGTAACCTGCCGCTTTTACCTGAGCCCAGCCCTCCATTTTGATTTTTCCCTGCCACCGGCTTACGTCGATGTAGCGGTAGGGCGGTGCTCCCGTCCACTCGGTCCCAGATGCCATTGTGTCCTCCTGTTCTGCCTGTTCTTCCGCCAAAGCGGCAAAGAACCGGCTCAAAAAGTTAAAAAGTGCGGTCAAAAATGTGTTGTTTATTGCGATCACCTCCCGGGCCCAAGAGTAGGCATTAAGCGCCATGGGTGGTCTCCTGCTGGGCCAGCAGCTCGGTCAGCTCTTTGTACTCGGCCTCGGTGATGCGGCCGAGTGCGTAAAAAACATCAATTTTTTCCGCAAGGCCAGCGGTCTGGCCGCGCTCGATCAGGCGTTTACAGATACGATACAACATAGTTTTTACCTCCTTATGTGGTTCTTGTGTCAGTGGTGGTGTCGTCGGTCATCCCCAGTTCCAGCATGGCGACGCGGTATTCATGATCTACCGCCAGGGCATCCGTGTCCGCCTGCGCGGCCTGCGTCTCGGTCAGCAGCTCGGCCAGCGTAGGGTAGTGGTAGCCGGTGAGCCAGATCTCTACGGTGTAGCCGCCGGTCGACGTTTCTGTTGCAAAGTGCAGGGTCCCGTTTGTCTGGAAAGTCGTGTTGGATGCGAAAATTCCAGTGCCGTTTCCGTAGTTATGATTGGCGGTGCTGCCTTTTGCAATGTCTACTTCCTCGCCGTACCTGCCGGTACTGCTGTTATATTTCGTCTTGACGTGCACGTAGTCCAGGCCGTCTGGCATTTTGATATCGTAGGTCTTCCACCTTTTTCC